AAGGAAGGTCTTACATCCAAAAGGAAACCGGATATTACTCATGTCCGTACGCCTTTTCTGAATTATTGCGCTCGCGCTTGCGAGTATGGTGATGCCAAGTACGAACGGGCGAACTATCTCCGCTCGATGGATTCGTTGAAAGGCGACTACCTTCGTCTTCGTCAATATCTCCGTGCAACGGTAAACCATATCATCCAAACCCTGGATGAAATGGAAAAGAATCAAGCGGACGATCCGAATCTTGAACAAGAAACTGCTATGAAGATCGCTGCGTATGCAGCGGACCTAGACTCTAAACCGGGATGCCCGGTAGGTGCGAGTAACCTTCCGCATCTCGCCCATGCTGCTGCTAGCTTGAATATGGCTATCGCTCAGGCGGTATATTCAGGATTGCTACCGGAAGATCCGGGCAGACCGTGGGAATATATAAACGATCTAGTTTTCGGCGAGGAACCGAAAGAAAATCTAACCACTATTCCTTACAAAGAAGAACGGGTAGAAGACCTTAAGTCCGTCCCGCGCGAGTTTGACGGTAAAGATTGCACCGAGTTTTATACCGATAAAGATAATAAGGACATGATAGAGGTTCCCGGTCGCGGAAGCTATTATTACGATACCGAAAACCCATACGGAACGAAGAATAAATATGTTGTGGCTAACAGCGAAATTCTGGAAAGAACTGATAAACAAATTGCAATCAAAACCGGAGCCTATGCCTTTAGAGTTTATGATAGCGACGGATCCGGCAGGGTGGATGTACGGACCGCACGTTGAGCGTATCCCGATTCATCCTACATGGTACTACAACTCTCTATCCACCCCGGATAAGCAGCCTAAAGCGATTGTGGCGCATTATTCCGCTACCGCCTACGGAACTGCTGTAAACATGGCGAAACGCCGTAGCGGGGCACGTACCGCTGAGGATAGAGCAGCATCGTGGCATGTCTCTATCGAGGGGGATGGGCGTATCATCCAAATGGCACCTTTCACTAAAGGTTGCTGGCATGCGGGCGGTAAGACCTGTAAACCGATCCCGGGGCACGGTAAACCGAACCTCTGTAGCGTGGGTATCGAGCTTATTGGGGACGGGACATCATTCCCGGATGCCCAGGTAGATTCCGCTTGTAGGGTTTGGAAGGCATTGGTTTATTACTATAAAATCGACCGGAAAGACGCGATGTATCAGCATTCCGAGCTTGACCCTAGCCGTAGAAAAGACCCGGGACCGGTATGGATGAAGAAGCATGCGGAGAAAGTTTTAGACTATGCGTTCGCAAAAAAAGTTTAATTCAGGAGACACCCTTCCTAGTTTTCCCCTTCCGAAAGGTAATGATACTATATGGTTACTAGGGTTTGATATAGTAGGTATGTTGTCGGAATACTTAGGAAGGACGGAGGGGAATGTTAGGAATATCAGCAGAATACATGAGCGATCTAAAACAGAATAGAGCGTTTACTCCCAAAGAGAATAAGAATCTATTCAAACTTCTCGAAGAACAAGAGCTTCAGGTTTGGTGTGCGCTACTCGGTCCAGCCAAACGAGAGCAGATTGAAGAACTTGCCGAAGAAGGTAAATGTAGTTTTCAAGATCTAGTCTGCCTTAATCTTCCGCTAGATAAACTAGGTCTACTTATCAATAAGATTTACGGCATCTTGCATAAGCGCCACTGCGTTAAAGTTTGGCAGGAATGGCATAAACTAGAGATGATCCGGGATCGAATCTTTCTCGGTAACATGCTTCTAGTTTTATCTATTGCCAAACGCTATAAAAGCATCGGTGATTTCTCGCCGGATGATGTAGTTCAGGAAGGTAACACCGGACTCATCCAAGCGATTTATCGTTTCGATTGGCGCAAAGGTTTCGCGTTTTCGACTTACGCAACGCATTGGATTCGGCACCATATCACGCGAGCGCTGATGAACGGCGCTGCTACCATTCGTATCCCGGTTCATATCCTGGAGAATGAGGAACGGCGATTAACCGCGCCAAAGATCACTGATACTCTAGACAGGACCGTAGGGGAAGGCGATCTAAAGCTCTCGGATGCTATCCCTGATGAATTTATTCATCCAAGAGACGAACTTATTGATCATGAATTAGCGGAAGAGTTGCATCGGCATTTGGATGAACTGCCGGAAATTCAGCGCGCTATTCTAGTTCGGCGCTTCGGTTTCGTGGATGATAACGACATGACGCTGAAAGAAATCGGCGATCATTACGGGTTATCCAGAGAACGAATCCGACAATTGGAAGCGGAAGCTATTCTAGACCTTCAGGGTCGGTTTAAGCGATAGGGTATTAAAATACCCGATTTAGGTATCTAAATACCTTTTTTAGGGTGTTAGAATACCTATTCCTTAAACTCGTCTTCGAAATCGAAGTATTCAGATATCGCCAGCATGATGTAATGGTGAATCTGCTCGGCGATATGTTCTTCGCCAGGATCATCGGTGTGTTTATGCGCTCGTTGCCATCCGCCGTTGATACCGTCTTTTATAGCTAAATCTAAAAGATTATAGACTTTGACCCGCATACACTCGCTTCCTTTCTAACCGCCCCAAGTGATAAAGACCGATACCGATTGCATCGATGGCATCGTGTTGGCTTTTAGGCCAATGCTTCATTTCTTCATCTGAAAGTCTAGATTTAATACGTAAAGCGCGCGGGGATGAATCCGCGCCCTTCTTCGTCTTCGCTTTAGGAATCTGTCCCGCCCACTCCTGCGGATAGTAAGAGTGTATCTCCGGTCTAGGGAACCGACAGGCTATTGCCATGCCTACACCTGCTAGCGCGGGAAGGTCATTCGGGCGTTTACCGTGTTGTTTAAGATATATCATCGGCCACTCGAAAACGATATCAACCTTAGTCCAGGGTTTGAAGGTCCTACCTACCCAAGCGTAAACTTCTTCCGCCATTACCGCGCACCGTTGCGCTAGGCAAGATGCCTCGAACGAATCAACGCCAATAGTTACCGCGGCTCGTAGGTTGCGTTCGTAGAAAACCGCGACTCCGCAGCTGTTAATCGAAGGGTCTACAGCTAGAAGTAGTTTCATAAAGTTTCTCGGTAGTATATAGCCTCTTCTGTTTTTCCGGCGCGCTTTTTTCCCGGAGTCGATTTAAAGCTGCCGAACGTTTGAAAAGGTAACCACTCCGCACCAACAGCTTCGCATACTATCAGTTGACCAGACAGGCCCAAACACCACTCTGCTAGCTCTTTTCTGTTGATGTCATTAAAAGGATATGATTTGCCCGCTTTCTCATATGGCGGATCAACAAACCACGTTGCCGGTATTTTAGGCGAAGCTTTATAGTCGCCTTCTATAATTCTCCAGTGTTTTATCTTGTTAACTTGTCTCGCGATTCTTTCGCGCCGCTTTGCTCCCCAGAAGTTTTCGTATCCGGGGTGAGTGCTGCCGTCCTCTTTAGTGTGTTCCCACGGCGGTCGGTAATCTCGAGCGAAGTTTGATATTTTGTTCCTAGGGGTCGCCGAACCAGCATTTATATTAAACCCTATCAACAGTTTTTCTTCGATGGAAATCTTGAATTCCGAAACATTTTGTTCGGCACGATCGATTAACGGAAGTTTTAGAATCTGTTCTGGTGTTGCTTTTACTAAATAAGCCCAAACCGCCGCGACCTCCGGGTTTTTCTCTACCAGAATGACTTGTTTCTCTGGGTATCGAAGCGCGTATCCGGCTGCGCCGGCAAAAGGTTCGACAACAGTTTGAAAGGTTGGTTTCGGGTATTTCGGGGCAATTCTGTATTTCCCCCCAAAGTACCCGAAGAAAGGTTTAAGCATGTTCATATTCTTTATTAAGGGGTTTACGGTATTTTCGTGGAGCGTTTAAATAGTTTAAACCGGTGCTCGTTATAGAGATAACCCCATCGCCGATGGTGGTTTGATTTCTTATTGCTCCGGTCTGTTCTAAATATTTCAGCGGATTTCGAACCAGCGCTTTATCAGAACACTCTTTCAAACTTGCTGCCCAACCACGATCAGAAACCGCCCATCGTTCGAGTCTTTTGATACTAGCGGTTTGTTGTGATCGAAGAAACTCGAGAATAGCCCATTGACGCGGTAGAAAACCAGTATACGTTCTTTTTTTGGCGCTACGCCCCCAAGTAGAATTATAAGCTCCGTTCTTTCTGATAGGTACTCTCACGGCTTCTCCTTCTGGCAATTCGGACAGAAATGTTTAGGGGCGGTAGGAGCGTTCGGGGTTAGAACCGAAGGAACTTCTACCTTCCATCCTGGTACGCTTGGGATTTGAATCCCGCCATCCGGCATCGGAAAACCCGGTACGATCGTAGCGGTTTCGCAACCGTCACACTTTATCAGAAATGCTGGGTTGATCATAATCTCCCCTAGCTTGCTTGATTGCTGCTTCTAAATCAACAGGAAAATAATCCCAGCAATCCACACCTACATCTAACCGATTCCTAACCGTTCGACTCTTACCGTGGGAATGCCCGTGGAAATGGAGGGTACCGCGACTCATGCTTTCCCAGGACTCTAAAGGGTAATGGCATAGGACGATTTTAACCCCGTCTTCTTTGATGGTGTGGATAGGCGGTAGAACCTCGATAATCGACCTAGAAACTTCCCCAAAGCGCCCTGGGGTATCGTGATTGCCTGGTACTAGCCGGATCTTACCGTTAAGACCACGAAGAACATCGGCAGTACCTTTATCCCGGAAGTACGATAGATCGCCCAGGTGGTAGACGGTATCGATATCGCGAACCACGGAGTTCCACCGGATCATCAGGTCTCGATTCATTTCGTGAATGAACGGATACGGTCTACCACAAAAACCTATGATGTTTTTATGATTGAAATGATGATCTGAGGTAAACCAGATTTTCATAGTTTTCTGAGAAATCTACCGCAATCATCACACCAGACACCATACCTATCACCATGTTGGTTAACGGTAGTATGATGATGGTTACAATCTAACCAGATTTTCTCAGTTACTTCCGGTATTATAAAATCCGGAACAAAATCGCAGATAGGGCATTGGGCGTAAGTTCCGATAACTATTTCGCCTTCGTGTCCGAATCTGCCGCAAGGGGCGGGAACTTTCTTACCGTTACCCATCCCATTAATTTTCCCCGTTCATAACCGCGAAGTAAAGATTCCCGGTCAAATCTTCTTTGATTAGAAGATGTTCCCCACACGAACCGCAGGAGACGATATCCGCATCGCGGAGGTTATATGCTTTAACTACGTACTCTTCATACGTAACAGAGCAATGCGGACAAACGAGAAAGTTATAGGTGGGAGCTTTAGTTGTTAGTCGTGGTTTGAAGCCCATATTAATAGAATACCTTGACTCGTTGGAATCCGTTATGACCGATTGCTTTTGCTAGTGCCGGAGTTAAATCTAAACACCCACGCCATTCGCCCGGATCATCCTTGGTGCGTTTCGACACCCATTCTCCGTCATAGATTGCGCCGTAAGGACCGCGATCAATTACCGTGGCGATGGCTATCTTCCCGGTTTTAGGGTTCTGTACAACTATCTTATGTCCGAGCGGTAGAGTACGATGCGCGACTCCGATATCCTCCGAATTTACTTTTCGACGGATATAGATTGCGTTTCCTCCGGCTAGTTTATCTCCGGGCGTACCAAAGACTGTAGAGTGACAGGTCTTGACCTTGGTATCCGGGGATAGGAGTAAGAAGAGTAAAGCAAGAGTTTCTCGTATCATATATTATCCCAAACCACTAATTTCCCGTCCAGAAACTTAGGTTCCGCGTTCTTATCCCACACGCGCATCAGCGCCGGTTCGGCACCTACCGCTACATCCGGGATATATTCCTTCATCGCCTGGACCATAATATCTCGCAGCCGAAAAGCAGCGTCATGAGCGTTCTTTTCAGGCAAAGCACTAAATAACTCATCATGATAAAGATAAATAGTCCTAGAACCATAAAGCACCGAAGCACGATCTAGCATCTCTTCTTTTTTAACTCTTGTCAATGCTAGTTTCGCGCCTTCGCTAGTTAGCGCTTGGAAGTATCCGTTAGCAGCAGAACAGAAATCTACCCCTGCCCTGATACGCCCGCTTACATGCTGAACTAGGGGTTTACCTTCGTCTACCATCCGGGCGATAAGGTCAAAGTAATCCTTATTTTCAGGTAACAGATCGAACCAAATCTTCTTCAGATCTTCGGCGCATTCTACGCAGCGTTTACAAACCGGGGTATATTGCCTACCTCTCCATTCAGTAATCTTCGTTTTGCCGCACTCCTGCTCACCACCGGTCAACAGGCAGAACCGAAGACCTTTGTAAACCCTACCGTTAGGCGCGGTAGTATCCGGTCCCTGCTTTCGTTGCTGCAAAACCAGCTTAACCGCGCCCATGCCCCCGGGGAAACCGAAGTTCACAGCTTTAGCAGCTTGACGACAGTCTTTTAAGAACTTTTCCTTCTTAAACCTATCCTTATATTCTTCGTACGGTACACCGGAAATCTTCGCGCCTAGCATGGCATGTACGGAGCTAGCACCATGATCGTTAATAATCTTCGCTAGACTAGATTCCCCGAGTAACCATATACAAGATTGAGCATGAGCTACTAGCTCGATACCGCCGTAGTCACAGCTACAATAAACCCATCCCTTCGGCGCCTCGATGCATTCCCGGATGCCCAGGTTACGGGGAAGCTGATGTTCGAGACTATAACTAGCGCGCCCGGTTTCTACTAGCACGTTTGGTTTAAGGTTTAGTGGGACCGGTTTCCCATCGCGAAAACCTCTACGCAACCAAGGGATATAAGTGCTAGTGACTTTATCCCGCTCCGAAAACTCCGCGTAATCGATCAAGAAATCATCGCCGGATTCATATAGCGAGTCCCGTCCGCAGGAGATTCGACCGGTTTCCGTTAAAGGTACCGGTGCGGTAGTCAAATCTTTACCGGTGGCGCTACAGTCCTGGCACTGTACGCCTTTTTTACCCTTGCCTGGAACTGTACCGGTACCGGTACATTTCTGGCAACTTCCGATAACCCCGTAAGCTTCCGCTACGAGTTTCTTCAGAGCGGCGGTGTTTTCCGAACCGTTCGCGCGAATTAGTCCCGCGTCTTTAAACCTCTGGATATGAACTTCGCGTTCTTCTAAAGTCTTCTTCTCTAGAGCATCTACGGAATCTTTGTTAACGTTAAAACCCCATGCCGCGCCGAGATGCATCGCCCATGCGGCATAGCATTGGAAGCTAAGGTTATGCAGGTTCTTATTCCGTTTGACCTGCGTTAACGCTACTTCCAGCGTGTTGACCGCATCGTCGATAGGATATTGCCGCGCGTTTTCAGGCCACCGATCAATCGGAATCTGATCTAGCTCGCGATAACGCTTCCGCCATTCGTCGTTCTTCTTCGCGTCTTCCCTGCCTAGAACGATACGGGTACAGTTCCACAAACTATAACGACTAGTAGGCTTACCTTCGTCGTTTCTAAGCGGTTTACCGGAAACCGGATCACGTCCTAAAGTTCCGGTGCCTATCCCGTGGAGTTGTTCGGCAATAAGAATGTCAAAAACACGACCTTCATCGTACGCGCGGAAGATTTCCGGCAGAAGGTCTTTGCCCCTCGATGCAGCATAAACCGCCATAACGAGCATGTCGTAAGCGATGTTCGCCCCGATGATGGTGTGATTAAGGCTTAGGATGGTCTGGAATGTTTCGAGGGCTGCTTCTTTTCCCTGTACATTTCCGACTATTCCGCTCTCGGACATTAACGCTAAAGAACCGCAAACCAAAGGCGGCGCACTTAAACCATCCTGAACTAGATAGGTTTCGGTATCGAACGCCACCCCAAATTCCGCGAGCGACTCTAAACGTTTTTGTTCCATTTTGACCCGAAGAGTTGTCTAAAACGATAAAGGAACAAACTCTCCGCGTCTAGATTTTTATGCCCGGTAATCTGAATATCCAAAGGTTTGATATCCGATCTAGGAACCTGGTAAGGACGAAAATCGGCGGTTAGCTCTAATGACTCATCCAGTGTGATCGCATCGTCTACATATTTGACCGCTGCTCTGGATTCAGGTGTAGAAACGATGCCGAAGGTTTCGTAGATTATCGTCTGAAAATGCTTTTCTATATCGCGATACCACGCCATTCCTGGCATATTCTTCAGTCCGCTGGTGACGTCTTTAAGATACGCTTCGCTAGCGTCGTGAAGCAAAGCTTCTTTCGCGTATTCTTGCGGGACACGTTTACTAACGTTTACTGAGTGTTCTGCTACGGAATAGTGCTTCCGCACCCCTCCGCCATAACGGCATTCGAACGCTAGATGATGGGCAATATCTTCGATATAGATATCCGCAGGAGTAAACATATCGTAATGAACGATATGACCGGAAGGATACATCTGAATCCAAGTCACTTTAATCTCCTGTAGACTTTCGCCTCTGGTAGTTTAGAACGCTCTTTTTCTTTTTCGCCGATACGGTGCGCAATGTAGGGAAGCGCGAGAATAGGCCAGATAATCGCAGCACCGATTCTACTGCCTAACCGGTTATCTTTATCGAAATCTTCTTCGTCTTCGGTTCCGTGGAGATATGAAGCGCGAAGAATAAGAGTTATTACACCTAGAATGTAGGAGGTTAACACTACCGGTTATCTCCGCTACCGTGCAAAACGTTACGTACCAAGCGAGAAGACAGTTTATTAATGTTCCGAACCGCGACTTCTTCGAGGGATACGTTTAGTTGTCTAGCGCATTCTTGTAGATACCAAAGAACATCGCCTAGTTCTGCAATAAGATCATCCCGAAGGACGCTAGGATCGCTATCGTGATCGCGGATAACTTTCTTGATCTTATCCGCGTATTCTCCAGCTTCTCCTGCCAAACCAAGAGCGGTATAAAAAAGACCTACTTTTTCGGGATACCGAGCAAACTCGGTTGCTTGATATTCATATTCGCCGAAGTTCATCATCGCCAATCCATCCCGAAAGTAAAAGCAATAACCAAAGCTAAGCCTGAAACTAGCAGACAAATCACGCTAGGATGCATAACCCCTCCTGAAAAAACGGACCGGACCGAGTAGGTGTGTAGCTCCACCGAACCCGATCCGGTCCTATCCCCTACCTTTTACCGAGCATCGCCAGAAGGTTATTCTGGGTAGTCTTCGGTTGCGCAACCTGGGCAACAGGTGCGGTTTCCACAACGCCGGCCTCGATCTTGGCACGATTCGCCACGATTTCCTCCGGGGTGTATTTGCAATGTTCCCAAGAAACATTAACAAAATCCTTACCGGATTTCGCGCTAGTGGTCTTCACGCCGATAGCATATATCGGGATACCCCTCGCCGGTTGGGTCGGATCAATAAGTTGCGCGCCTGCTTCTTGAACATCATCCGGTTTATCAGTCCCAAGAAGTGCCATAAGAAACGAGAGCGACCTACTAAGCTCGCGCTCAAGCTGCCAATCCGCCTTATCAAGCTTCCAGAGTGCTTTGACTGAAGAACCTACCGGATGAACCGCCGATTCCTCGACTACGAACGTAGCACTAAGAGAATACTTAACCGAACCGGTCAAGACTTCATTCTTCTCCACAAGTTCATAATTCTTGAGAAGAAGCTTGTGTTTACCTTCAGCAATAAAAGGTGCCGAAGTTTTAAGCGGTTTGGATTTAGCAATGAGTTCAAATAGTTGCATGTTATCTCTTCCTGGTCTTTAGTCCGTTAGTTAGTTTTTGAGCGGAACCGATTGTTCCTTCAACATATTCCGCTCTAGAGAAAGCAGTGTCAAGATATTTTTTAAGTTCCGGGGTATGCGAATAAAAGTAGGCACTTACCTCCAATGCCTTTTGTCCTGGGCGATGCAAACGTCCTAGAACTTGTTCCCAACTAGTCGCGCGACTAGGAACATTAGCGATTAGCTGCGTTGAAAACTTATATTGTAACCCGTTCCTTCCACGCCCATGGGAAGGTAGAGAAGCGATAATAGATTGATCGCCTTTCTCTTTCATGATCAAGTCTGCTTTAGGTCCGCCACCATAGAGCGGAAGACCTGAAATTTCCGCGACCCATTCACCAAAAGCGGTATGACCGTACCAGATAATTCCCTGATTCTCTTTCGCCCATGCTGCGGCATCTTCCGCTAGGTAAGGGTTTAGTCGAACCGCTTCGGTTTCTGGTTCTACCTTGCCTTTAATTGCCTTCCATCTAGGCCACGTTGCTGCCTTCCACCGGGGAAGATTAGGATCGCCTTCAATCTCCCCCCATGCTCTCCGAGCTGCCTGGGCGCAAAGCATAGGACTATCTAGATGTGGAAGTTGCTGTTTAAGCATCTGGCGCAGTTCTTTTCGCCATTCCTTTCGCGCCTCGAACCATTCATCGATAATTTCTTTAGACTCTCGCTTAGGGAAAATCCACCGGTAATAGAATCCACAGGCAAGCTGATGCGCGCATCGAGAAAGCGCCAGTGCTTCGACAATCTCTTCCCCGTCCGGGCGAATCCATTCATCACGCAAAACGTCTAAAGCGTCTTGGACATTATCAGGGATATCCGGCGCTTCTTTTTCGTAGACATGTAGCGGGATATCTACAGAGGATTTCACGGAGGTCACTATCCCTTGCGTTTCGTGCAAGCGACGTTTAAAACCCTCGCGAACATGTTCGCCTGGATTGCAGAGTTCTAACAACGCGCCTGCGGGCGCGGGGAAATCGCCGGGATCTAATGCCCTTCCCCATTCATCTACGGTTTCGGAATCGATTGGTACCGGTGAACAGTTCCGCAGCGCGAGAAACGATAGGTGCGCGTATTCACGAAGACCAGCGTCCGTAATCGATCCGCTCCATCCACAGAAACGAGTCTTAGGGTGTTCTGCGAAATAACGTAGGACTCTTCCGGTAGTCGCCGTATTGGGATAACGTAGCTTATCGCATTCATCGGCGACAATAGTATCAGGTTTCAAACGCTCTAGGAAGTCCGTAGATTCCGGTCTTGACAGCAGGGAGTATGGATAGACCTGCAACACCGGTCTACCTGGAATGCTGTTAGTAAAACTCTTCCCTTCCACTCTAATCGCCGGAACTACGAAATGTTGGGCAATTAGTTTGTAGTCGGATATGAGCTGCTCCCTTAGGTTCGGGGGTACCAGGAGTAATGTAAGTTTCGAATCCATCGCTAAAGGTGCGAGGATATTAAGGATAGTCTTACCGTCACCCACGTTAATAGGTCCGAGCAAACCTCCGGTAACCCCTATCTCGTAAAGCGCCCATGCCTGGGTTAGACGAAGACGGGTAATACATTCCCGTCCCATGCTAGCGCACGAGCAATATGGGTTATGCCGTCCATAACGCTCGGTCATTAGCTCGATTAGAGCTTCCGCCTCGGGCGAATCTACTTCCGGTTTAGGTCTTCGTTCTATCCGCTTAATACGGGTTAGATCGGGCGAACTTTTAACCGGTACCTTACCACTCCAGGATTGGAAGGTACTAGGATGGGCGGATTGCCAAGTGTTAGGAGCGTAGCCAGGACGAGCTACTAGGTCTCCTATTTTGAGTTTCATCGCGCGGTATGTTGCAAAGTTTGATAGTAGAAAGCATGTAGGAAACCTAGATCGATTCCCCATCCTTCCCATCCCTGATTAAGCATTTGCCAGGCCCACAATGCTCTACCACTTCTACCGTTACCGTCCGTAAACGGGTGTAGGGTTTCGTATTCAAGGTGAATGAGATACGGGTGTATAGGTTTAACTTCTTTATTGTGCCTAACACGATTAAGAATGCCGAAAAGTTCGTCTTTTACTTTCGGGCCACCAGGGATCGGAATATGATTTCCGATTCTAACATCCGGGCCGGCGTATTGCCGAAGGACTGCGTTAGGTTGAATTTCTTTAACGAAGTTTTTAAGATCCTGAATCTTTACTTCATCTTCGAGATTCCACAGATTCAGATGAGCTACTAGCTCCCTCTCCAGCGGTTCCCTCCGTATCCCTTCTATCGCGTTGCTCTCCGTCACAAACTTGATTAGATACTGATCCGTTATCTTCATTTGTTTTTGTCTCCTGTTTTTGTTCTTTGTCTTTCATCTCTTTGTAAGCGTTACCGAGCTGTAGAAACTGCACTAAAGCAGCTTCTAGATATTGCCTATCGACTCGCAGCGCGCGGTCTTTAGGGTTTGCTTGTAGGATTTTGATGAAGTGTTGGAACGGTTGAATTTGTTCGGGTTTATTCTCTTGCATGTTCAAATCTTTCTAGTTTGCGTTCTAGCTCGGTCACCGATTCTTCGATAGTGTCTACATACTCTACGAAAGCTTTATCCTTCTCTTCGAAGAGTCTGATACGATCTTCCAGCATATCGAACAAATCGAAGGCGCCTTCCAGTTTCTCTCGAAGAACCGTAACTTCTTTCGCTAGTTCTTGGACTAGAAGTTCTATCATCGTCCTACCCCTTTAACAAAATTACCGCCGTTCCTTTGACAGTACTCTCGCAATGCGTCCGCGACTTCAACGGTAATCTCGCGCATACCGGAGAAAAGAGTGTAGTCTCCAGGAGGGGGAGGGGATGCTAGAACATAAGCCCGAACCACACCACGCCACCCACCAAACGCCAAAGGACCATCCTTTGGTGCTACTCGGATATCCGCGCATTCGAACTTATTACAAAGTGTGCGACAAAGATCATCGATGTAGGGATCTAGGGATACCGTACTTGTCAAAGGTACGCAATCTACGTATACGTTATACCCCTCCGAGTGTTCGGCGGGAACCTTCCCATCCCACGGGATGGTAATTTTTCCAACAGTAACCGGAACCGCGATAGTTCCTACCACGTCTTCGTCCTTCTTAGCTTTACGACCGCGCTTCTTCGGGGGTTCTTCGGGCGCTTCGTCGATAATCTTCACTGCTTCGGGCGAAACGACAATCTCCGCGACTACAGGCGCGATAGGTTCCGGTACGTTATCCGGCACCAGACCCGCTACCACCGGTTCGGTAGGAGTGTTATTCAATTCTTCCGCTAGCTTAATGATAGTTTCCGTGTCGGTAACGTTAAGTTCACCTAGCTCTCCGCTACCCGCGAAACCCTGTCCTGAAAACTCCATGTTCTTATAGTTCGCCCATGCCTTAGCAGCGTCCCCACTAAGCTGTGGCATACCACGCGGATCGAGTTCGATGGTCTCGAACGCTTTCTTCAGCGCCAATGCCTGTTTTTGTTTCTCTTCAACTTCTTTAAGAGCTTTCATCTTTTCCAAGATGTTCGGTTCTACAGTAGTTTTTGGTTTCAAAAGCGCCGTCATATCTTTACCGAATAACCTTTCTATTCCTGATCTGTTTCCCGCCCCGCAGTATTCTCTATGAGGACATCCGCCGTAGGCGTTGCAGGCGCGGGCGTTTGCTTCAACTTTATTAGAATCGGTTTCGCCCACGATGTCAATAATGTTTTTAGCAACGCTTTCAATTTCCGTTTTCTTCCGCGCGATAGTATCAAAATCCGCTACGATAGAACTCTTCTTCGCGTCATGCTTACCGGTAGAGAAGTAGACGTGTGATAGGCGTACACCGTCCGCATTCTCTTTGATATCTTTGACTGCAGCGGCATAAAGTGGCATCTGGATGGTTTTAAGCAAATCCGGTCCGCTTTTCGCCCACTGCAGGTTACCGGTACTCTTCCAGTCGATTACTTCTACGCCATTCAGCTCTTTATGATTACCGTCCGGATCTATCCAGGAACCTGTGGCGTTTAGTAGATCGATTTTACCGATTACCGGTACTCCACACACCTTCAGTTCGAAGTCTTTAATCTCTACTTCCGGCAAAACCCTATCGCTTCTCGCCGGAAGGAAATGAGTTCCTGCTAATACGAACCTGGGGAAGCTCCTAGTACCGTGGATGTAGTATTGTTCGATAGGTTTATGAAGTTCTTCATAACCTTTAGTTTGTGCTGCGGTTTGTGGTTCCTTCTTCTTAGCGACGTATTTAAACCAGTACCGCCTAAGACATCCTCCGTCCTGATTCGGGTCGCCGCACGATAAACTAGTCGCGGAAAAATAGTTAATCTTTCCGTCCGTTATAGTCGGCCCGTATCCCCCTCCTTTTTTATCGCTCATATCATCCTATTCTCACACACTGCAAAGCATGGTCTGGAATTGTGCGGTATTTCATTGCCGCGTCGCTAGCGCTCATCCTAACAGACGGTCCGTTAGAATGAAACCAAATAACCACACCTTCATTACATGTCGGATCTGGTCTCTCGAACCAAATTTCGACTACATCCGATAAACTGCCGTCTTCGCTATCCCTTGTTAACCACACCGTTTGACCTACTCCAACCAATCTTTCTTGTCCCATAGAGAAGATGCCCTTCCGCCGCAATATTGACCGTTTCCACAGAACGTTGCATGAGTTAGGATGCCGATAAGTCTCCCCATGTAATCATAAACCCCGCTACCACTATTACCTCTTTCAGTAACGATACTGTGTTTGATTCTCGGGCCTTCTTTAATGTTCCAATGGTTCAAGATACCGTCCCGAACATCTTCGTACGGTGCGCCGGTAATAAGGTAAATCCTACTCATCCGCTTAGGTTCTGGACCATAGTTAATGGACGGTTTCTTAAACGGGACCGGGCCTACGTTAACTAGGATTGCCAAATCATTATCTACATCTACTTTCGCGGGATAGACCGGATACATAGTCTCGTCATCTAGGATGAACATATCCGGTAGTGGGCAAACCTCTACCAGGTGCGCGGCAGTAAGCACCCTACGATCGCTAATAACCACACCGCTACCGCTGTACTCTTGTTCGCTATCGATGCATTTAACAATAACTTTCACCGTCGCCTGTTGGTGGCGAGTTAGGTTAGCTCTAAGTGCGTAACCCCCGCAACCGGACAAGAGAATAACCAAAATTACCAATACAGTCAACAATTTACCCATCCTTTAAGTATGACATGTAATCTTAGTTACGCTGCAAAAACTTATTGACAATGCTGCTAACTTCCTGTTGCGCCTCTGTTTTAGGTTCTTCGCTCTTAAACATCCCCACCAATCCGACGAAAAAGGATTTCCCCTGCAAATCCTTAGTGTCCGGTTTAACTTCTAGTTCCCCGTTTTCGATCATCTTGTTCAGAATATCGAAGTTACGGTTCCTATCGCCACCCAATGCTTCAATAACTCCACTCTTGTATTTGAAAATCTTCTCTTCGTTATAGGCCCGGATGATTTCTTCTTTGATTTTTTTCTTAATGCTATCTTCTGAAGGTGCTTTCTTTTTACCCACACTAACGCCTTTTTCTTTCAATTCCTCTACAGCTTTAGGATAAGGAAACCATTTCCCGGTCCTTCCTTCGAACTTTAACCCTACGAATCCTGTCATGCCTCCGCGTGCTTTCGCGACTGCTAAACGACTTAAACGCAACCCTGCAGCATCTCTATCCCTATCTACATCCAGATAGAAAATAAAAGCAGCATCGAAATCGATATCCCCCGATTCCTTCGCGGCATTCAGATAGATATCCGCATACTCGCTAGCACGATAGTTATCATTCCCGTAGAAATTTCTAGCGACCGATGAAGCAATTATCATCGCGCAATCGTGTTTTTGGACCATTCCGCGCAATGCTTTCGAGAGATTTCCCACCTTGATTCGAACTTCGTCGCTCCCCCCGCGTGTGAAATCTTGCATGTAGTCCAGAATAATCATGGGCGATTGCCCGTACATTCCTTTACAACGTTCTATCAGATGTTCGATGAATCCTTCCACGTTATCAAACGGGATGGTGTTGAAATCGAAAACGTGAATCCGATGTTTAGATAAATCCGCAGCTTTTGGGTTTGCTTTGCCGAACAAGATATCGTTAGAACCGATTCCTAAAAGATTTGCCTGAGATCTAGCGACTACTTCTTGACGGTCTAGCTCGCTACCGATCAGGATTACCGGGATGATATCCTGCATAACCAGCGCGCGATCGATTAACCAGGCGCTCTTACCGCTACCCGGTGGACCGCAAAGAATGTTGATAACCCTAGTCCTGATTCCTCCGCCGATAAGGACATCCAAATCACTAAAACCGGTAGGATAAAACTTAACCGGTGGTCTATCCTCCGAAGCTACGTTCGAGATTCGCGAATCACGAAAAATATCGTCCGGTTCGGGGATGTTTAATGCCTGGAGAAAACGGTGGTTTCTTTCTCGAACGTATGAATTTGCATAGTCGGAGATATGGTTAACTATCCCCTCTGAAACCTTACATTCTTGAAGTTTCTTGAAACCTACCGTTTCTTCCCCTTTGGCGATCCTGTCTCTCGCCCGTTCCGCCTGATATAAACGCTTACCGTATTCTCCGTCCCGCTTGTTAACAACGCTATGCAGCTCATAAGTGAACCTAGCTGCTTCTTCTGTTGTCCATCCCGCCCGAACTAGTCCCCCGGTTAGAGCTAGGCTAGCTTCGTTCCTGAGACCTTCTGGGGCATAGTTCCTGGACAGGTAAGATATGAACTCCGAATGGTCCTTCGGTTCAATTGGCGGTTTCGTCAATACAGTTGTCGATACATCAGGTGACTTGACTTTTTCGTCAAGCAAGGCATCGATATCTATCGCTGTATTACCTGGTAATACGCCTCCGAAGAAGTCACAATCGGATGGTGTAGTGGGGAAATAATATAGTCTTGCCAAGTCTTTACAGACCGGATCGCAGGGGATATTAAATTTTCTAATAAGTGCATTCCATACAGGCTGCCATTCCTCCGGTAGAACTTCCCTGCGGAACCAAAGAACGAGCCGAAGGTTAAAAGAGTCGCTTCGGTGATTGTGTGTGGAGTGGATTAGTCCCGATACATCGGCATTCGCTAGACGTTCTTCGAAATCGGATGTTCCCGGTCGATACGCGTCTAGGTCGAAAACCCCTGCGGTTATCGCTTTAACGTTTTCACTTTTACGTTCCCCCTCGATGTAGGCAGGGGACCATGCTTCACAGTTCTTGTGCGGACAATTCTTGCCCTGGCATGTCGCTTGAGAGCATGAGGTTTTGCGTTCGGTAAGCAGGAAATCCGCTAAGTCTTTGATTTCCGTATCGAGAATATCGGGTTGGTTGTCCCGATTGTGTTTGTAAAACGCCCAACGCATTAAAACGCTCTCCAAGGCGTTTTTAGGGGTGGGGGGCTAGTTGGCTGCCGGGAATCGGTTTCCGGGGCGTATAGCGCATTCTGTTGCGTCACAGGTGGTGTCTCCTTTGAACTCTGGACCACCCCTCGCTAGGAGACACCCTTTTCACCGTCGCGAGGGGCGGACCGAGTATTCCGGCAAGCCTACCGCGCATCGGGTTTGGGTCGCAAGTTCTTTCTTGGGTTAGCTCTGGGTTATCAAGCTTTGGTATGCTGGCAAGGGGAGGGAACCCCGGGGGGTGGAGTATTATATCCCCTTTAGGGGATATATAATACTCCCCCCCGGGGTGTACCCTTCCCCGTAGTTTTTTACTAAACATAGTTCGATGAAATCTTTACGTTTTTCATGAATTTCATTTTCTTAGATTTTGGTATCGAAGTCAACTCAAAAAACTAGTTCGTTGAAATTAAACAAGTAATAGGCAATTCATACTTATTGACTTGTTTAATTTCAATGAGTTAGAAAGACCGCTTTTCTAAGTATCGATTATAAATCAAGTAAAGCGAGTATGGATACTTTGTACATAAAGAGTTTCAATAACTTAGAAAACAGGAAATATAATACGTCGTAATTTTGAAAATATGCAGTATATTTCATGTAGGATATGTTGAAGAGAACCCGAGGACGCCCCAAAGGATGGGCGTTAGTTGCTAGAGAAATCCTTTCCCAAACCAACGGCGGTAAAGAAATGGTCGATTTCGCCTTGAAGGTTTGGCGCGACCCTATGGAGACTACTCAGCGTAGGGATGCAATGTTGTTCTGGTTAGCCGATCGCGGTCTAGGTAAAGCGGTAAACATCGTAGAAATGGATATGCAGATAGGAGCAGCACCATCGCTCTTGGATGCTCTCGACATGTCCAAGCTCTCTGATGCCCAGCTAAAGGCGTTGAAGGACCAGCTTAGACCTGCATTACCGTCCGCTTTAGCACGAGTCACCGAAGAAATAGAAGACGCGGAAATCATCGAAACCAAAGAAGGAAACGAAGAATAGTGTATGGAATCTCCACAAAACATTCCCTGCACTCACACCGTTATTAGAAAAATTAATAACGGAAAGTGTCCTCTTTGCGCGCGAAGACCCAAAAACCCTGCATACCCTTTAGTAGCTGTAACCCAGGATTTCACAGCAGAAGAGTTAGCGGAACTTTGGAATAAACTTACCGCCGAAGAGTGTAGGCGATCTCTATCCCGCTTTATCCAGGAGGGATGGGAAGTTGTTAATCCTGGTACCCCGCTTTTCTGGGGATGGCATATGGAAGCGGTAGCTGATCACGTTCAATTCATGTATGAGAAGCTAGCGCGAGCGAAAAAGGATCCTAAATATAAAATAGGTAAGCAAAACCTGATGATTAACATCCCGCCCCGGTCCGCTAAATCGATGATCGTGTCGGTTTTCGCGCCCGCGTGGGCGTGGACTAGGTGGCCCGAGCTGAAGATACGCTGTATCTCTGCTAACCCGAAGGTATCGCATCGTGACTCTAGGTATTGTCGCGCGCTTATTGCCTCAGAGTGGTACCAAGGGATGTTCGAACCTCAGTGGAAAATCCGTCCTGATATCGATGCCGTGGAGTTATTCTCGAACGATCAAGGCGGAGAGCGTTTGTCAACAGGTATCAACGCAAAGATCATCGGTGAAGGTACGGACGTACTCACAATAGACGATCCGCACGATCCCACGGAAGCTCAATCCGAGACTCAACGTAGAGCGGTCTTAGAACGTTATGATTCGTCCATAGCGAACCGCGTTAACGATCCCCTCCGCAGCATCCGTATTGGTATTATGCAGCGCGTACATGAGGAAGATTGGGCAGGGCACGTATTAAAGCAAGGCGGATGGCACCACCTGTGTATTCCTATGGAGTACGAACCGGATAGGAAATATATGACGGTTCTTAACTGGATAGATCCCAGGAAAGAACTAGGCGACCTTATGCAACCCGAACGATTCCCTAAAGAATGGGTAGAATCGGAAAAGATTCGTTTAGGTTCTTATGCTTACGCAGGGTTAATGCAGCAGCGACCCGCACCTATGGAGGGCGGTTTTTTCAGAAAAGCCTGGTGGAACTTCTTCCGGTATGAGGGGACTACTAACAACTATCGCCCCGCAGGGTGTAATGATAGACCTGCCATCCTTGCCCCCACTAATAAGCAAGGCGAAATTAAGTTCGATCAAGTTATCGTGAGTTTAGATTGCTCGTTCCGAGAATCTCAGGATGGATCGCGGGTCGGTTGCTTAGTGATAGGAACTAAAGGTGCGAATCGATACGTGATAGATAATAAGACCGCGCCCATGGATTTTAAGAAGACGGTCGATTTAGTGGAGTGGTTATTTCAGAAGTATAAACCTACGAAATTCCTTATTGAAGGAAAAGCGAACGGAGACGCGGTAGTTAGTCTTTTGAAAAACAAAATCCCCAATCTAGTCCTTGTGGAACCGGAAGGGGGAAAAGAGTCTAGAGCAGCAGCGATGCAACCTGCGGTAGAGGCAGGTAATGTCTACCTCTTGGAGGGCGCGTCTTGGTTAGAAGATTTCATCCACGAGTTGTCAACTTTTCCTAACGGAAAACATGACGATCAGGTGGATAGTTTAAGCCAAGCTATCAATCATCTAGCAGGCAATGCCGCATGGTGGGATGCCTGGAAGATGCGTTAGTCTAAACCAATCATTTCTCGAAGTTTATAGGCGGTTTGATAGTATTGTGCTGCTGTATTTGTGCCGTTCTCTAATGAATCGGACATAAACTCTTGCGCGAGATCGAGAAGTGTCGCAGCACGTTCCAGTATGAGAATATGTTCAAGTTCTAGTTCCACGCTTTTCATTCACACCACTCCTTTGGATGCGCATAAATACTAATCAGCTCGCATCCCGTACATAATTCTGTTGTTATAAAGTAATGGTTTTTCGTTTCTTCTAAGTAGCCGTTTTTGATAAGCGGTAAGCAATACATGTAGATCTTACGCGGATGTCTGTTCAAATTTTTAGCTATGTCTAAACGGTAGTTAATGCCTTTATGTATCGTGTCGATTATTTGCTCGCTAAGTTCAAGGTTTGTTGTTAGTCGTTTGCGTCCCATAGGTTTTGGGTGGTTCGGCTAGTTTCCAGTCTTCAATAAGCTGTCTGCCACAATAACAAGAGTAATATCGTGTTTCTTCTAGGTTATAGAAGTAGTGTTTAGCGTTGCATTTACAAGTTAGTGTTTTATGTCCGGTTATATGTTCAGTTATTGTTGTGTTGTAGTTCATCGTTTATAAAAAGTAACAAACTTACCTGATACAAGTAAAGAGATTTGTTTATATGGTGGGACGAAAGAGAATGCTACAACAGGTCCCATACCACACACCTGCTTCTCTAGCCGGAAATACTTCTGCTGAAACTCGATGATAACAGTTTCATCGCAATCATCTTTCATATCACAGAAGAATTTGTTCCCGTCGATAGAGAAACAATCATTCTTATTACACCAAACCCCTTCGAACAACTCCGAGTAAACAGTAGGTGGGTTAGACGGAGAATAACTGTAGTAGTTATCATCTTCATCTACTTGACAACTAATAAGAACCAAAGAAAACAACAAAATACCTAGACTTTTTACCATTGTGTCATCCTTTCTAGAATCTCCCAGGAAACTTCCTCCATGGGATCGAGCTTTAGCTCGGACATCAGTTTATCAATCTCCGGGTCCGAAAGTCTAGCCCGAACTACACCTTCTTCGTACTGGTAATTTTCATATATGATCTCTACTTCGGTCGAAGGTTTAGTAAAATATTCGTTTTTAAACGTATAATCTTCGGGTTTGGTTAGAAGGTTTCGTGCCATGTTCTTTTGGTTTTCGGTAATCTTCATAAAACCTCCTTACTTCCAGCGGATAACGGTCATATCGGGATCGGTTCCTGGTTTAGTTTTGAAACCCCATTGTTCTAAACGCCACTCTACCGCTTTACGTCTGCTAGCAGCGATAGTGATTTCGGTACGTTTGAATCCGTAGCGTTTAGCTGTGTTGATTTGGTGTAGGACTCGGGTGGTTTCCTGTCCTACCTTGGTTTCTTCTTCCGGTAGGCGCCCCTCTTGCCACGTCCACTCAGTATCCATCGGCATCGTTTCGTTCGTGTGTCTCATGCCTATCCTATAGAGCAATCTCCATACCAATCGTAATATCAAGGGTTTATCTGGTAGGAGCGGTAGATATTTGCCAGTGTAATCTCGCATATTATCGGGTTTTCCGATATTTAGGAAAGTGGGAAAGTGGGAATTTCCCACCAGGGGTGTTAGTTACGTTTCAGGTTCATCTCAGGGACACCGAACTTACCTTTAGCGATAGTTTCGATAAGACTGTTCGGGTCAAAGAAGTACCCTCGTGGAACATCATACGGGAATACGATCGGATCGCCTACAACAGACCAGATACAGTAGATTTTCTTCCAAGGAATAGAACCTATGTAGTTATTAACACCCCAAAGATCGGTAGAGAATTCTTTAATATCCGACGTGGTTAGCATACAGGTAGTTGTTTTGTCGAAAAAGGTCATACCTTCTCCGTCGAACACGAAAATCACCGAACCAAGTTTCAAGAGTTCATCTACTACATGTCGTTTAATCAGCATAGTTTCCTTTTACAATCGTTTACAAGAACCTACGTATCTCTTAGTAATGATGTATCGTTCCTTAAGTCGTTTTAAGGATGATGGATCACACCTTAAAAATGTCCCGTCCTAGAGTGATAGCGCTAACTATCGTTTGGGGGAGGTAGTACGTATGGGACTCTAGGACGGGACAAAACTTTAATATCAAATCATATCTTCCGCTTCAACCGTTACAGTTTGGGGATATTGCCCCGGGCGTTGAAGTTTCCACACACCGGCAATGCCGTAAACATAGCCGCCCGGGATATCGTAGGTGTGTTTTGGGGCGCCCGGGCCGCTCGAATAGGCGTTGAGAACCGGGTATTCGCGACTGTCTATCTTGATTGTGCGTTGCGTTTTCATGATTCCCCTATAGAGCAAACCCCATACCAGTATCGGATTTCCGATAGTTATATCGATTTCCCGATATACCCTGGCAAATTCCTACCACCTTCTCTAATGATTTCACGAGCATATAATTGCCACCCTGGTAAGAAACTACCATGCCCGAATATGCTAGAATATGGTGCATATGTCTAGAGGTAATCCTAACTGGAAAAAAGGCGGACCTTCCCCTAACCCTACCGGCAAAAGCAATAAAAAACTAATTAAATCAGACGGTTGGGAAAACGTTCTTACCGGTTTAGGGGTTATGGGTAGGGATAAACGCCTACAGACCGTACATCAAGCATCCCCCGTTACTTGGGAAGAAGCAGAGTCGCTTTGGCGCGGGGATGATCTAGCCGCACGTATCATCGAAACCGTACCTAACGAGATGCTGCGGCAAGGGTTCGAATTTCACGATGAATCGGAGAAGGAACTAGAAGAGTACGTAACCGATCGTTGGGATGAGTTGGACCTTTACGGCACGCTTTGGGAAGCACTTACCTACGAACGTGCCTATGGTGGCGGCGCTATCTTACTCGGTGCGAACGACGGAGCCACAGACCTTACCGAACCGCTAGATGTAGCACGAGTAAGATCCTTCGACTGGATTACCGCACTAGAACCGCGCGAGCTTACACCGGTTTATTGGTATAACAATCCTCGCGCACCTAAGTTCGGTAAACCTGCGATATATCAGCTTAATCCTATCTCTCCGGGAGCAGGACAGCTTTCTACTAACAGTTTCGTTGCACCTACCACTCAGGTGCACGAATCGCGATTAATCATTTTCCCAGGAATTAAGGTTTCCCGCAGGCAATACGGTGAGCTTTCAGGTTGGGGAGATTCGGTTCTTACGCGCGCGAACGCGGTTCTTCGAGACTTTAACATTTCCTGGGGCGCAGCAGGAACGCTTGTTTCTGATTTTGCCCAGGCAGTATTTAAGATAGAAGGTCTAGCTAATCTATTCGCGAGCGATAATACCGATGCTGTCAAGGCACGTATGCAAGCGATGGACTACGCTCGATCGGTAGTTCGAGCAATCGTAGTTGATTCGAACGAAGACTTCGAACGCAAGTCTACCCCTGTAACCGGTTTGCCGGAGCTTTTGGATAGGTTTGCTACCCGTCTAGCTGCTGCTGCGGATATGCCTCTAACTCTTCTTATGGGACAATCGCCCGCAGGTCTAAACGCTACCGGGGAATCTGATATTCGGTTCTTCTATGACCGGGTTAAAGCAGCGCAACACCGGAAACTCAAACCGGCAATCGAGCGCATAACAGCGCTTATTCTGGCCAATAACACGCCTAATGGAAAGAATAATAACCATTACTGGTCTATCGAGTTTAACCCACTATGGCAGCCTACCGAAAAAGAGAAGGCGGAAACCAGACTTATCGTAGCTCAGACAGACCAGATTTATATCGCTAATGGGGTGGTTTCTCCCGAAGAAGTAGCAATCTCTCGGTTTGGCGGAGATGATTATTCTATTGATATGCTTGTGGATTTCAAGGCAAGGGAAAGTCTAGAACCTGCCGCACCGGAACCGGTAACATCGGAAGAACCTGAAGATCCCGTACAGGAAGAATCCCTCACTTCTGAGGAAAATAATACCGAGCGGGAAAGCAACGAAGAACCCGAGGAAATATGATTCGGCAGGATACGAGGGAATCAACTATCCAAAGAATTCGTTCTTTGAAGTTGATAGGAGGAATCTCTCGCCGAAGAAGACTTCCTAAACAGATTGTTCCGCGTACTGTGGAACGTGAGTATTCTCTAGAACTACTAAAAGTTCTAAAAGTAGTACGTGAATCTCTAGGAGATTTACTTCGAGAGCTTCCGCATCTTTTAGGTTCGGTAGGTCGGGAACGCGAGCGATTAGATGTAGGGGAAAGTAAACGTATCCGCGAGCTACTAGAACGCGCTGGCGAGCAGATACGCGCGCGCATACGCCCGCAACAGCTAGAAGATCTAGCGGAAAGGTTCGCTAGACGTACCTCCGTTTATCAGCGAGGACAACTAGACAGGCAAGTTAAGGCAGCACTAGGCGCGGATATCTTTATTGCAGATAGGCGCCTACCTTCATTAATAGAGGGTTTCGTATCGGAAAATGTCGCTTTAATTAAAGACTTACCCGCGAAAGTTCTATCTGATATCGAAAAAACCGTTACTCGTGGAGTCGCAAACGCCACGAACCACAGGGATTTAGCGAAAGAGCTTGAAGAGAAGTTTGAGCTAGGTGAGAATAGAGCAAAGCTAATAGCACGAGATCAGATCAATAAGATTTATGGACAAATCAACGCCACCAGACAAGAAGAACTCGGAATCAACGAGTTTATCTGGCGAACCTCGCAAGACGAACGTGTTCGACCGGAACATGCTGAGCGAGAGGGGAATGTTTATTCGTACTCTGATCCGCCAGATGGAGAGTTACCAGGACAACCAATAAACTGCCGTTGTTATGCGGAACCTGTTTTCAAAAGTCTTCAGGAGGGGATAGATGAAGATAACGGTTAGACAACTTAAAAAAGGACCTGGATCACAGTACCGTGCCGGGAAACCTATTACCGGACACGCTAGTTATCCCCCGCGAGTAGGGCATCGTTTTCAAATCATCGCGGGGGATGCTCTTTCCGGTAACGGGGTAAGAGAGTTTTCTAGCTCACCAGTAACGCACGTCCTATCGGACGGTAAATTTAAAACGCAATCCGGTTCAATCTATCAGATAAAAATCGTTAAACATGACTGGAACTAATGCTTTATCTAGTCATATTCGTGATAGAAGTCGCCGGAGATTACTTCTCGTGCAAGTGGCATAAAGCACGCGAGAGTAAAAATCAAACGCATCAGATTATCATCGCGATGTTTCTTCAACTACTAAACTGGATTCCGGTTTGGTTCGCGATCAAAGAAGAAGACCCAATGATCGTTGTGGTGTCGATTATCGGGACCGGATTAGGAAACTACTTAGGTTCTAGGAAAGACAGCGATACCGTAGTATAGAGTCCCGGTTTCATCGGAAAGATTTTTAGCGTTCCTCCAACGCTTCAAGATATTACGCGGAAGAAGACAACTAGCTCCGTTAGTCTTCTTATTCAACTCGCTGTTCTCAGGATCGAACATCCATAATCGATCCCCGCATTGTCCCGCGATGCACACCCAATGAGTCCAGCGATCTACACAAAGGATTAACGGAGTCATAGGTGCATATTGGAGTAACCATTTCCGCGCATCATTATGATGGCTCGTCATCAGTTCATCGCAGGGGATACTAAGTCCAGATAGACAAGACATAATGTCATGTTCATCAGTGCCTTCTTCGGTGGTATTTAGAAGACGAGCTAAACGCGCTTGTCCCATCCTAATCCCGTGAATTCGCATCGCTATTTGTATAGCTGCGGGTCCACACCAGTAAGGTCTTTTTTGATAGGACATATCCTACACGCTATAATAGTTTCGTGGCGCTTCGCTACGATAGGGGTACCTTAAGATCCCCAAAGAAACTAGGCGACCGAATGATCGCCGATGCTTATCTTACTAGAACCGGGATTTTTATCTATAGAAATCCAGACGGTTCCGAACGTAGGGAATATCGTCCCCCGGAAGAAGTCTTTCGGGCGGATAGTTTGGAAAGCTTTCAGTTAGTTCCGCTAACTGATGATCATCCCCCCGAGATGCTTAACGGACAGAACAGCAAGAAATATGCCGTGGGTACAATCGGGGAAAGTGTTCGTAAAGACGGGGATAAAGTAGCAGCGAGCATCATGGTTTTTGATGCTGCGACCATCGCTAAGATGGAAGCGGGAAAAGCTCAACTATCCTGCGGATATGAAGCAGATGTAGAGGATTCCCCCGGGGAAGTAAACGGGCATAGGTACGACGCCATCCAGAGGAATATCCGGGGTAACCATGTAGCTATTGTAGATACTGGTAGGGCGGGACCGGACGTGCGCGTACGGATGGATGCCGCTATAATGATTCCTGAAAGCGTGGTAGACACTACTACTCAGCTTGTTCTTGACTCTCCGAAGGGGAATCCGATGGAAGAAAAACTTACCGAAGCTCTTACGAAGGTCGCCGAACTTGAAGCGAAGTTTGCGGCGGAGAAAACCCGCGCTGATAAAGCGGAAGCCGCTAGCGATTCGAAGAACACGGAAATTGAAGCGTTGAAAGCAGACCTTCAAAAAGAGAAGAATGCCCGTCAAGATTCTGAAAACTCGATTGGTGACAAGGTTCGCGCGCGAGTGAATCTTGAGACTAAGGCGATTCAGTTTCTTGGTAAAGAAGCTGAGATTTCTAAACTCTCGGATCGCGAACTTAAACTCGCGGTAGTTAAGAAGTTGGATAATGTCGAAATCCAAGAAGAAAAAAGCGAAGACTATGTTAACGCTCGTTTCGATGCCTCCGTCGAACGCGCGGAAAAGTCTGATGCTGCTCTCGCTGCTGCGAGGGTTGATTCAGAATCTTCGAAAAATGTTCCAGCGGACGCGGAAAAAGAAGCGTACCGCAAAATGATCGATCGTAACCGTAATCTCTGGAAAGGTAACTAACAATGCCGGTTCAAACCACGTACTCTAACAGCATGGCGGTCGCCTTTGAAGGCATGAAGGCCGATACGGGACCGCATGATGTTATCTCTATGGTGAATAACGAGGCTTCTGCGGAGATGGCGTTCGGGCACGCAGTCGCTTTTGAAGGTTCTACCGATGATCAAGGCGCGCTTTCTCCGGACGCGCTCACCGATAAGATCGCCGGTATCCTCCTTCATAGTCACGCTTATTCGAATGCCCCAGGCGGTGACCTGGGTACGACCGGTGTAAAACCGGGCGCGAAACTTAGCGTGCTTCGTAAAGGTCGCGTTTGGGGTATTTGTGCTAACGGTTGCGCCCCTGGTGATCGTTTGCATATCCGAGTTTTGGGTGGTACGGAAGGCGAACTTCGTAGCGCGGCAGATGGTGTTAACACTATCGATTCGTCTACCCAAGGTGTTTGGTTGACTACTGCGACTGCTGGTAATCTGGCGGTTCTTGAAGTTGATTTTACTAACGAAGCTGCGTAATTGAAGGAAATAGGAGCAAACCTGTGAAATACCGTTTTGACCAAATGGATGCATCCGAGAATGCCTTCTTCTCAAGGCAACTCGAACATATCCGCCCGGGTTTGTTCGAGGTTCAATACCCCGAGTTTAAGTTTCGGCAGTTTGTGCCGATCAATAACGCGGTTAGTAACGGCGCCGAGGACTATACCTACCGAGTCTATGACAAGGTTGGTAAAGCGAAGATGATCGCCGATTGGGCGGATGATCTTCCGTCTTCGGATATCGTCGGGACTGAAACGACCCAGAAGCTTCGTTCTTTCGGTTCGTCCTATCAGTTCTCGTTGCAAGAAGCTCGTGCCGCTCAGATGGCAGGTCTTCCGCTGGATGCTCGTAAAGCGATGGCAGCTCGCCGCGCTATCGAGCAAAAGCTGGATGAAGTGCTTCTTCTGGGTGAAGCTACTTCGAACCTTAGCGGTCTGTTTACCCTCTCGGGTACTGAATCGTATACGCCTACTACGACTACCTGGTCTACTGCTACGGATCCGGATCTTATCGTGGCGGAACTTACCGGCATCTCGAACGACCTTGTTAATTCGAGTAACGGTGTGGAACGCCCGGACACGCTTATCCTTCCGCTTAGCCGCTTTAACCTGATCTCTCAGATGCGGATGGGCGATGGTTCGGATACTACGGTTCTCAAGTTCTTCTTGGGAGTTTCTCCGTACATCCGTAACGTGGAATGGAGTGAGCGTTTGGAGTCTAACTCGGCCTGGACCGGTAAGCGGATGGTCTGCTATCAACGCAGCCCCGAGAAACTCGAAGGTCTCATCTCGCAAGAGTTTGAACAGTTCGCTCCGCAGTTCCAGAACATGGTGGTTAAGACGAACTGCCATGCTCGTACCGGTGGCGTGGTTCTCTACTATCCCAAGAGCGTTGCCTACGGCGATAACATCTAACTTCTTGTCTTAGAAGATATTAACCACCGGTGGAGAGCATCCCCGGTGGTTTTTTGTTATAGTAAAACCGAATCCCCTAATCCTGGAGTAACGCAGAATGGCCATTCAACTACTCGATCAAGAAACCCAAGTTCGTAGCACTAGAGCGGCGGAATACGATGATACTATTGCGCCCGCGCTAGCGACGTACGAGACCAATCCCGTAAATCTGTTGGAGAATTTGAACCATCTGCGGTCGCAGATGAATAACGTTCTTCAGAACCAAGCAGGTAACTGGTATGACGATCTTAATACCCCCGTTACCTTGGATGCTGGTACTCAACGCGGTGTTAACGACCTGAACAGCGATCTCCATCTTCTGGAGAGAAAGCGCGTTCTGGTTAAAGCGATTTCGCTCGCCGATGTTACGGTAGGTGCCGGGAATAACTACGTTATTCTTGGTTCTGGACAGCTTCCGCCTAACACTACTGCTGCGGTAGGTATCGTAACTACTCGTGGCACGATTGTTGCAGCTCACGGCGGTACGTTTGGTACCCATTCGCTAACCGAAGTCTCGGGTAGCAACGCTATCGCCCCTAAAAACTTCGTTCTAGTTGTTCAGGGTTCTAGCCGAGACCCCATTCTTTCTAGCGGCAGGCAAGTCTACGGGTTGCTTCATGGCGAATCGGGTGTAACCGATGGTACTACGATTACTATTACTACCCCGAATCGTGTTCAAGTGTCTTTCGTGCGTATTAACGCAACGGGCGATGATCTTGAAGCGGTACCGGTATCTGATATCGAAAACCAAGTCGTGAACTTCTGCTTTACCGAGCGCAAAGCACTTGAAGATCTTTCAGAACAAGATTTCCTTCGTGGTGCTGTTGTGGATGTTCCCGCGTCCGCTACGGTTACTCGACAGGTCGGTTACGATAATCAAGGTACTACCCCGGTAGACCTTACTACGAACGCTACTCTCGATCTCGAAGGTGCGGGTCTTGTTTGGTCTATCCGAGATGATGCGGAAGCTGCTTTGTTTCGCGTCATTGAAGGATCGGCGGGCGGAACCAGCGAAATCGAATTCGGTAGCGACGTTGATATTTTCGACTGCAATGCTGTTAGCAATGATTTTGCAAATGGAGTGCAGATCGATACCGGATCGGCCAGTCCGATTAATATCGGTGTGACCGATGGTCATGTCGAAACTTCTGCCGGTAACCTGCATATCCAAGGTGCGACCGAGATTTTCTTCGATGACGGAAATCAAACCGGTTCTACCTGGGCGCAAACGGACGGTATCAAACTGTCTGATACCACGGCAGAATGGGATGATTTCGAAACCGAATTCGGAGAGGTTTCGCTTCTTCGTGCAATCGTTCTAGCTAAACGAGTTTCTGCCAGACGGGTTGCATATGCTGTGGTTACTGCGAACGTCAATGCCGACACCGATGTTTCGCTCTCGGACACGAACATCGACGCTGCTCTTGGCGATCTGTCACAAGGTACTTTTACGACCGATTATGATTTCTATCTCAACGGTCAAAGGATGCGCCCGGGCGCAAACGCTGCGGCAAACTTCGATGTCTATCCTGGTACTGATCTAGATAATGGAGGGGACGGTCAAACCAAATGGGAGCGTAAACTCAAGGTTGGGGATACGATCGGTGTTGTGGATTGGGCCGTTTAATAATGAATGAAGACAGAGATAATCTACGAAACACTCTTTAATCAAGCGACCGAACTCGATAGAAAGAGTAAGGTCGCTGTTAATACTTCCCTTGAGTACCTGGGAGCTAAACAAGCTTCCAGGCAACTCGGGGACAAAATCTCGGTACACTTTTCAGAAGTAGTACAAAGCATCGAGAGTTCCCCGGATGTTAATGACGCGGATACTAGGGCACTAGTTATTCGCTTCGTTAAAGAACTTGCCACCCGTATGGGTAAGCTTTGCGCGGAAGCATACCAGAACGCTAACGAAGGTGCCTTGAAAGAAGAAGGTAAGGCATATATGGCAGCTTCTACCGCTGAACAGATGCGGAAGCAAGCGGAAGCTCATAAGGCGATGGCAAGGTTGCGTGACCAGGAGGATTCTCCTGTACAGGATAATGTACAGGTTCCTGTACAGGAAGAAAAAGGCGATGAAAAACCGGCAGTTAGAGAAGATGAACCACCGGTTCCTATTACACCCCGGAAACTTCGTAAACTTAGGAAGTAATGGCTACTACCCGCGATCCTGTAGGTGAGTTCGTCGATCTGCCAGAAGCAGATGCGGATCCCACAGTTGTAGGGCAGATAGGGTATCGTTCTGGCGCTTTTCGGTTGCGGGATTCTATCGGTGTTTTCGATCCCCGCTCAGGTGGGGGAGGGTTAACGGAAGTAACCCACAGACCAGTAGATCAGCTAGTTCATGAGATTGCGGAAACCTCGTACGAAGAATACGAGTATACAGGCAGTCGAGTAGACGCGGTTCGTATCTACACCGATGACACCAAAGTAACTAAAGTTCGCGAACAAGAGTTTACTTACACCGGAAATAAAGTAACTCAGATAGTTACTAAACAATACAATGTTGGTGGTTCGGTGGTAGAGACTCTAACCGAAACCTTTAACTATACCGGAAACACTCTTAACGATATTGATAGGGTGCTTTCATGAGTGGTGTGGTAGTCGTTAATCAGCCCGGTGTTTACCTTGTAGATGCTGATGGTAATGTTATTACGCTTGTGGATGGTGCCGCTATCGGTTCTGCGGAAGCATTAGTTATTGCCGGTAAAGACGGTTCTAATGCCCGGATGATTCGGGTAGCATCGGATGGAACGGTTCGCACCGATCCCACGGGTACTACCGCGCAACCTATTACCGATAATGGTGGAAGTTTAACGGTAGACGGTTCAATTTCAGTTTCAAACTTTCCTGCCGTACAGCCGGTTTCAGATAATGCCGGAAGTCTTACCGTTGATACACCACAACTTCCATCATCGCTCGTAGGAAGCAGACTAGATGTAAATAACGGTGCCTGGTTAGGTTCTACTGCCCCTACGGTAGGGCAGAAGACAATGGCGAACTCCTTGCCTGTTGCTATCTCTAGCGATCAGCAAGCCATCCCAATCACCACTTCCGGTGCAGGCGAAGAAGCCACGTATACTGCTGTTGCTACGGCGGTCACGGTTGGGAATAACAAATCGATGTTAGGTCTACTTAATCCAAGTGGTTCCGGTTACATAATTAAGCTTAGAGAATATTACGTGCGAAACGCTCAAACAACAGCAGTTACTGGTGTAGCTGGTGTTTTTGAGCTTCATCCGATTAGAGCAGGGACTCCGGGAATTACAGCAGGTACCGATGTAACTCCTACCGCGCACGATTCGGCAGACGCTTTGCCTTCCGGTCTAGTTTGTAAGACTGGTGGCACGGTAGCCGGAGAAACCAGTACTTTGTTAGATGTCATGCGCATCTCTACAGATGAGTGGGGACCCGGTACACTTGATGTTGAAGGGCATAATCACGGATTCGAGAACTATATGCCGGCGCGAGTGAAAAGAGATTCTGTACAAAAAGCTTTTATTGCACGTCCCGGAGAAGGCTTGCATTTGAAGTTTGCCACGAACTCTACCGCAGGTTCTTTTGATATTCTTTTTATCTTTACTAAAGTGAACGCATAATGGGCGTACCAAAAACAATAGACGGGATCCCGGTAGTCCAAATCTTATCAGCGGAACATCCTTCTAATTTAGGTATGACCGCAGTAGGCAGTATCTATAATGGTACTCTCAACAACAATAGTTTCGTTGATATAGTTCGTCCAATAACAAAGAATAGAACACTCAAACTACAACGTTTGATTTTGTCCGCCGATAATTCCGGCGCTTATGTAGAGCTACATTATCGTGTTGATTCGGGTGTAGCTCTTTCAAACGCGACACTTCTATACAAACTTTTCGCCGATGCTAATGTACAGCAAATAGAAATGGATGAGAGCTTTTCTTCCGGCGAGATCGTTATGCGTATTAGAAGAATCGGCGGAAATGCCGACACTTTCGCACGGTGGAAAGGTTATGAGATATGAGTATTCCAGTAACAGAAGATGGGCGTTTAGTGTATGCCCCTTCCTGGGAATCTACCGAAGGACTCGATCCTACTTGGAAAGGTTTTCTCTATACTGCTACCGCAGGGGCATGCTCTATTTTTGATGAGCTTATCACCGAAGAGATTAAGCTTCGCGGTGGGTGGTACTCTTTAGTTGAAACCGGACAAGCCGTAGTAGGCGATTATGTAGAGTTTTCCGTAGTTGATAAAGATGATGTTCTAGGTTTGTTTTCGACTTACGGAATCCCCCAAGGCGGGATTTTAGAGCTTAAAAAATACGTTAAAAAAGACTATGTAGTCCCCTCTCTTATTGGACAGAGACAAACCTTTATGGTAGGCGGAGCATTCCCGGTAATGGCTGGTTTGTATCTTAGAACAAGCTACCAGTCTACCGGACTAGTTGATGTCCAGTTTAAAACCGTGATATTAAGTTATGAATAATAAAGTAGTTATCAACGGTCAAGAAGTTCAACCTACGGAGAAGAAGAAACTTCCCAAAGGTATACGTATTGCTGATGTAGTCCCGCCATATCAACCGGAGAAGAAGGATGAAAAAACGAGCGGTTAGTTGGTTAGTTGGTATTCTTACCGCTGTTATTATTGCTTTTGATGTTTATCTAGCGATGGATGGAACGCCAAATAATACTTATTCTGCACGTATCACTACCTGGTCTAAGAATCATTTCTGGGTAGCGCATCTGATTACCGCAGGTATGGGTTTGCTTGCCTGGCATTGGTTTAGAGATACTGCCGCAGGTTCGAATAAGAAGTTATTTATTACCGCTCTAGCTCTTATCGGTTCGGCAATTTTGGGCGGAGTCCTAGCGGAAGTTATTGGGTTCTATTGATGAAGGTTTGGAAAAAAGAAGATGTTTCTTCTTTTGTAGACGGATTAACCGACACGTTTTCAGTTTCACAAAACTATGAGCCCGGAAAGATTCTTCCCCGAGTTAATGGAAACACCTTAGTAGAAGGCGTCGTAGAAATCCCGCCGAATTCTATACAGTTACCGTTTACCCCGAAGCTCGGGGATCATGTCGTGATATACTACTTCAAAAATGCCTAGTTTTTTCAAAAAGTTATCTACGCTCGGAGAGGTTACCCCTCTACCGAACGGGGTAACTTTAACGTTTACTATCGGCGGATTGCCTATCGGGGGATATCAACCCGGTACTCTCGCGGTCTTCGTAAACGGTAATGAAGAATCGGTAGAATACACAGAGAGCGACCCTACTCTTAGTAAGTTTACTTTTATCGCCGGATGCGCACCTAAGACCGGAGACATCCTTACAGTTCACGGATTCGACACTACCCCTGAAGATTTCGTGATTCGGGATGAGATTGTAGGGATTATTTCTGAGGATTCGGTATCCGGTACTACTGCCGGAGACGATATTAGTGGCGCGATTGGCGCGGAAGAAGTTTGCGGAAGTATTGGTAATATCGGGGTTAGTGGCGCGATTTCGAATATTTCGATTAGCGGGAAAGTAGGTTGCCCATGAGCATCGGTGGACATATCACTCTAAAGCAAGGCGATACCGCCGCGGTACTTCTCACGCTTACCGATTCGGACGGAGATCCGTTCGACCTTACGAGCGATGTAGTTCGTCTGATTATCTATAAAAACGGGACGGAAGTTCTCTATCGTAGCTCAACGGTTCCAGCGGAAATCACGATTCGTACCCCTCCAACACTAGGTCTAGCGGACGTTTTCTTTTCGTCCGCCGAAATCGCTACGCTAGAAAACGGTGCGTACACCTATCAGGTTTTCGTCGATGTTAGTGGGGTTACTCCCGAGATTGCTATCGCGCCATCCCCGCTCCTAGTGTGTGGACCGAACGCAATCGTATGGGGCGAAGTTGCGGCAATCGCACCTACTTTGGCAAACACCAATCCATATACCCAAGGCGCAATCCTCGAATATGTAAACACCGCTTTGCATGTCGAATGTTGGGGCGGAGAAGGTTCCCCGCAGCTTCGTCTAGCTCGCTTGTATATGGCAGCTCATATGGGAACTGTTTCTTCTTCCGGTGCTAGCGGCGCAGCAGGACCGGTAACTTCCGAAACTGCGGGCGGTCTTACTCGCTCCTATGGTTTCATGTCTTCAACGGAAGCGGATCCGCTTCTAGACGCTACTCCTTACGGACGGATGTATCGTGAGCTTCTTATGAGAAGCGCGGCACGATCTCCGATAGTTCTATAATGGCGGCAATCTACGGAGACGATAAAGCTTGGCAGAAGCTTAAGAAAAGACTTCTTAAGCAATCGGATCCGCACGTTCGTGTAGGTATTATTGCTAAGAAGGGCGGTTCGGCAGACCACGGCGGGATCTCGGTAGTAGAGCTTGCTGCGGTCCACGAATTCGGCGCGCCTAATGCTGGGATCCCGGAGCGTAGTTTTATCCGCCGAACCTTCCACGAGAAAAGAAAAGAACTAGTTAAAAACGTTGAGATCTTAACGAAACAAGTCTTTTCTAAGGAGTTACCTTTAAATAACGCTTTGGACAGACTAGGCGCTTGGGGTGCTTCTGCTGTTAAGAACACGATTACCGGCGAACCTATTCCGCCCCCGCTTAAACCTAAGACGATCGAGCGGAAAGGTTCTACCCGTCCGCTAGTCGATACCGGACAACTTTTAAACGCTATCACCTGGGAAGTGCATAAAAAATAATGCCGCTTTCAGACGTAATAACTTCTTTCTATACGGGTACTTATAAGGTTACTCGTACGGGCGGAGGTTCGTTCACTAACGGCGTTTATGCTCTTGGTACTACTAGCACCTTTGATATCACGGCATCCATTCAACCGGTTACAGGTCGTGATTTACAAGTCCTTCCAGAAGGCCAACACGCGAACGAAACCAAGGTAGTCTACACTACTACCGAGCTAAAGACCCGAGATCCTTCGAATGCCGGAGATAAAATCACTATTAACGGGGAAGCGTGGGAAGTCTTTAGAGTCGAACGCTGGGAAGCATTTGGGTTGAATTTGAGCGGAGATCATTACCGGGCATTCGTTTCTAGGTTGGTGACACCATGATTACCTGGTCCACAGTTAGAAACGCTCTACAGGCATGGGTTTCTACTGCTACCGGAATCCCTACCACTCGCGTGGTATGGGCGCAACAGAACCATCCCCGTCCTACCGCCCCGTATATAACTCTACGTTTAATTAACATAAGACGTATAGGACAGGATTGGTTGGATGTTCTAGACAATCCTACCCCTACCGCAGGCAACGAAATTCTCCATAGATCTCGCGGACAAAGGGAATGCCTGCTTAGTCTTCAAGCATACGGCGGGACGTTCGATCAACCTGTTACACTTCTCCATACCGCTGTTTCTAAAGCGAATCTCCAAAGTCGCCGGGATGTCTTTAACACCGCAGGTATCGGGATGGCAGGGTTCGGACCGGTTCAATCACTTGACGGGGTGCTAGGTGAGAGTGTATATGAACCGCGTGCTATAGTGGAATGTAGGTTTTTCTTATCGGAAGAAGTAGAAGAAACTTCAACGTTTATCGAGTTTGTGGAACTAGAAAACGAAGACGAAGGCACGAGCACTTACGTGCCTTCAGACCCAACCTAAGATAAAATATAGTCGGAGGAAAAATGCCCCTCAGCGATCATGTAAGTTTAACTATCACTCAAGATTCACTGGGTGTCGCCCGCGCGGGATTCGGCGTTCCGATGATCCTTTCCGCTAATGCTACCTTCCCGGAAAGAATCCGTTTTTATAATGATCTTGCTGGTGTGGTGGATGACGGTTTTTCAACTACCGGTCCTGAGTATCTCGCTGCACAAGCGATGTTTTCTCAGCAGCCCCATCCCGAGCGAATTGCTATCGGGCGCGCGGTAAATAAACCTACGCAGGTGTATACGCTCAGCGTTGCTACGGTTCGTAACTCCCACGCCTACAATATTGTTGTTAGAGGCGACGGAGTTACCGATACTACCGCCACTTATACATCCGATGCTTCTGCGACCGATGGCGAAATTGTGGTGGGTTTGGTTGCCGCACTTAACGCGGTTACAGGTAATAACTACATCGCTGCGGGCGCCACTTCTCCTTTTACGGTTACTGGCGATGCTGCGGGGGAATGGTTTTCTCTAGAAATCAATCCTGCGGATTTGGAGATCGCTCAAACTCACGCGGATCCCGGCATCGCTGCGGATCTTGCTGCCATCCAAACTGAGAACGATGATTGGTACGCTCTGTATACGCTTTATAACAGCAACGCATACGTGCTAGCTGCTGCCGCGTGGATCGAGGCACAAAAGAAGGTCTACCTTCCAGATGTTAACGAGTCGGATGCTATTACTACGGCGACTGGAAACAGCGATACTCTCGATGATCTTGGTACCGCCAATTATGCTCGCACTATGGGTGCTTATCATCCTAGTCCTGCTGAAATGTTTGGCGCAGCTTGGTTGGGACGTTGTTTACCGCTTGAACCCGGTAGCGAAACTTGGAAGTTTAAGACGCTAGCAGGTGTAGATCCGGTTTCGTTTACCGCGACCCAACGCACGAACCTAGTTAACCGTTCCGCAAATTCCTATCAGGAAGTTGCTGGTGTCGCGATTACGTTCGAGGGCACTACTTCGGACGGAGATTTCCTGGATGTTCAGCGTGGTCTAGATTGGCTCGACGATGATATGTCTAAGAGCGTTTTTGAAGCACTAGCGGGCGCGAACAAGATTCCGTATACGGATGCTGGTGTTGCGGTTATTGAAGCAGAGGTTCGCGGCTCGCTTCGTAGGGCGGTAGATCGTGGCATTCTTGCTGATGATCCAACGCCCGTCGTTACCGTGCCTAAAGTCGCGGATGTTTCCACGTCTAATAAGGCGTTGCGACTTCTTCCTGATGTTAAATTCTCCGCAACTCTTGCCGGAGCAATTCACAAGGTAACCATCTCGGGTGTTGTTTCGGTTTAAGGAGATAGATAATGGCGCTTTTTAATAACTATGATCCGGGAAGAGTGGTAGCGAGTTTTCGTGGTATCAATCTTCTAGGTTTTATGGACGGAACGTTCATCTCCGCAGAACGCACCGAAGATGCTTTCTCAATGCAAGTAGGTGCGGGCGGAGATGTTACCCGTGTTCGTAGTCGCGATATGACGGGTAGTGTTACCTTTACACTTCAAGCCGCATCTCCGAGTAACGACCTACTTTCGGCTGTTGCTGCGGAAGACGAAGCGTTTGGCACCGGTTTTGGTTCGATCATGATTAAGGACCTTAACGGTAATACGCTTCTTCAAGCGCCTATCGCTTGGATTCGAAAACTTCCCGTTACCGAGTTTGCCGATGAAGCTAGCGGGCGGGAATGGGTTATCGACTGCGCCCAACTTATTAAGTTTGTGGGTGGCGCGGTACTCTAATCTAACTAGGAGGGAACATGTCACTGAAACAGGAATCCCGCGAAATCGACGGGATAATGATCACTACTACCCAATTACCGCCGATGCGGGCGTTCCCGCTTATGGCGAAACTTGGTAAAATCCTCGCGCCCGCACTAGGGGCAATCGGGGATATCGATCCTGAATCCGACGTTAAAGAGTTAGGGCCCGCTCTAGCTTCGCTATTCGGGCAACTTAATGAAGTTGACTCTACGAACCTCATCCTAGAGATCTTCGCTAATACCTCAGCACAAAGCGAAGGAAAGCTATCACCGCTCAATACCGATGCCATGGTTAACATGGTGTTTGCCGGGAAGTTCGTCTCTATGCTTAACGCGATGCGTTTTGTCTTGGAGGTAAATTTTGCCGATTTTTTCGCCGGAGGGTTCGCCAAACCAGTAGAAACCCAGGACAAAAAACGGAAGGCGAACCGCTTAAGCTTGACGAAGACATCCTAACCTGTTGGCCTTTATGGCGATTATGGTTAGAAGGTAAACTCCAAATGTCGGAATTTGATAAAATAAGTATTGATGATTTGGAGTTAGGTTGCCGCGCCTTGGATGAATGGCAGGCAGCAGAGGAACGGATAAGAAAACGCAATGCAAGTCGCTGATCTCTTTGCAAAACTCGGTCTGAAAGTCGATAAGAAATCCTTTTCGGCTGCAGACCGTCTTTTGAAAGGGGTTAAGCAGGGTCTAGTTGCATTAGGTGTTTTCCAAGGCGTAAGGTTTTTAAAAGACCTTGTTACCGATAGCGTGGAATTAGGCGACAATCTCGCCAAAGTATCCAACCAACTAAACATCGGTACTACTGCTCTACAGGAACTAGAGTTTGCAGCAAAACGATCGGATCTTGAGTTTTCAAGTTTGACTCAAGGTCTAAAGTTCCTCACTAAGAACGCTTTCGCAGCAGCTAACGGTAACAAAGAGATGCGGAAGAATTTCCGGCAACTCGGTGTATCGGTTAGCGAACTTAAAAGTTTAAAACCAGATGAGCTTTTGTTAGAGGTAGCGGACGCTTTCGAGAAACTACCAGAAGGACAGAAGATCGCCCGAGCGATGGAAATCTTCGGCAAACAAGGTGCCGAACTAGTGCCTTTTCTTAGTAAGGGAAAGAAAGGCATCGCCGAGCTTCGGAAAGAAGCGGAACGTTTAGGTATTATTATCTCGCCCGAACAAGTAAAAATGTTCGAAGAAGCGGATGATAAATTTAACGATTTTAGTTTCACAATCCGAAAAGTCAAAGCGGTTATCGCGACCACGCTTCTTCCGGTAGTAGAGAAATATCTCGGGCGACTTCAGACCTGGTTATCGAACACTGATAATCAAGAAAAACTATTTCGTAAAGTCGAAAAAGCTGTTGCGGTTTTTGCTACGGTTCTAGATAAAATTGTCGTCGCTTTCGATTGGATGATTGAGAATTGGGATACTCTAGAACCTATTCTTATCGCTCTGGTTAGTATCTGGGCGATAGGCAAAATCGCGTCTTTCGCCAGTACGCTGGGAAGCATCGTCGGGATGCTCGGGGGATTAGGTCCGATAGCTGCTAAAGCAGGTTCTTTCGTAGGTACAGCATTGGGTGGTATTACAGCGGCAGGATTAGCAACTGCTGGCGCGGTTACTGCTGCTGTTGCTGGAGTAGGTGTTGCTATTCACGACATTGCTAGAGCGGCTCGCGGCGAATGGGATAAAGCGTTTTTTGCCCCGGTACACGAAGGTATCTCGAACCTTCTTATGGATTTGGAAGAAGCGGTTAATCCGATAGAAGATCGCGAGAAAAATCGTCGCGAAACTTTGCGGTTCTTTAATCCTGACGAAGCTGCACGAAGGGATGAACGAGATAAGCAACGTAAAGAAGCTGCACAAGCTATGCGTCGAGGGCAATTTAACCCCGCTAATTATCCTGCACTCTATCCTGAAGCAGCAGCAAATAAGAACGGCGGTACCACTAATGTTAATGGTGCTACCGCAAACATTACCGTTAATGCCCCTCCGGGTATGAGTCCAGAGGAAATAGGTAAGAAAATAGTTCAATCTTTTAATGATTTGCTAACTAGTTCGGTTAGAACTGCTAACGTTTCTACGGCACAATAAGTTATGGCAATCGGTAAAAAACCAGAGATTAAGAAAACCATTCTAAACGGTTTTACTGTGGATGCTACGGTTACCGAAGATCATAACTATGAGTCTGAAGTAACCTCTTATCCTATCGAAAAAGGCGCGGATATTACTGATCACGTACGTGCGCGCCCGGTAACGGTAAGCATGGAATGTATCGTAACCGATACTCCTATCGGTATTATGCGGGATATCCGCAGCGGTACCACGCTTCCTAGCGATGATATCCTGAAGAAACTTTTGCAGATGCGGGATGCTAGGGAACCTATCACGATCGAAACCTCACTCCGTAAATACGAGAATATGGTTCTTCAGAGTTTCTCTATCCCGCGTTCTAATACCGTGGGAGATGCTCTTAGGTTTAACGCTTCGTTCATCCAGATCGAACTAGTTACTAACAATCGCACCACGATTAAGACCGCCCAACCTAGAGGACAGAACAAACGGAATCTAGGCGCCAAAGCATTAAAGGATGCCGCGATTCAAACCTTTACTCCTACACTTCGGGCGGTCAGGAACTTAGGATCTTTCTTTACGGGTTAATATGCCTACTCAGATACCACTAGAACCGTCCATCGCAAACTACCGAATCGGCGTGACTATCGAAGATACGCAATATCTTCTCGATATTCGCTGGAACGGGCGTGAAGAGAAATGGTACATGGATATCTACACCGAAGATGAGACTCCAATTCAACACGGTATCGCTTTGGTTCTAGGTTCCGTTCTAGGTCGCACTAGTACCGATCCGAACTTTCCTGCGGGCGCATTCGTGGTTTCCGATCTTTCAAACGCAGGCATCGATGCTACCTTTGAAGATCTCGGTGATAGGATTGTAGTCTATCACTACACCGAAGAAGAACTTAATACGCTCTCATGACCGCTCGTCTTTACAATCGTATTTCTAGACTCCTGGTATACAAACCTACCGGTTTCTTTACTCACGGAGGTAATGCGATCGAGATTAATGACATGCGGGTTTCTTTTTCAATTACGAAGACTCTCGAAAAAGATCCAAACAATTGTATTGTCACTGTCTCGAATCTTGCGCAAACGACTCGCGCGGAACTACAGAAAAAACCTCTCCATGTTCGGTTAGAAGCGGGTTATGACGGTAATTTGCAACGGTTATTCCAAGGCGATGTACGATATGTACGACATATCCGAGAAGAGACTGAATGGAATACCGAGCTTCATCTAGGGGACGGGGAACGAGCATACCGTTTTGCTCGTGTTAACAGAAGCTACAACGGCGGTCTAAAGCGTTCCCAAGCGATTAAAGAAATCGCCCGAGAAATGGGTTTACCGCTCGCTCAGAACATCGATACGATTATCGGTGATTCAGAATTCGTATCCGGTCTAACCCTATCCGGTCCTGCTAACAGGGAACTAACCCGCGTCCTAGATCCGCTGGGTTTGAAGTGGTCTATCCAGGATGGACGGTTGCAGCTTCTTCGATCTAATGAGGATAATGAGCAGGAAGTTATCGTGTCGCAAGATACCGGAATGATAGGTTCGCCAGAATTCGGCACCCCGGAACAAAACGGCAAAACCCCGTCATTAACAGTCCGTATGCTATTATATCCAGGAGTAACGCCCGGAGGGTTAATTCGCGTACAATCTCAACAGATTAACGGTACTTTTAAAGTTGAGAAAGTCACTCATACCGGCGATACGCACGGGCAAGATTGGACATCGGAAATAGAAGCTAGACCGAGATGAGTTTATCGCCTACATTCGCGGAAACACTTAGGGCAGCTATCGATGCGGGCGCTAAGGATATCCACGTTTCGATTCCGGGTAGTGTGGAATCCTGGGATGCTGATACCCAGAAGGTTTCCGTAAAACCGCTTATCCGCAGAGGTTTTACGAACGAAGAAGGGGAACGCGATACGGAAAGTCTTCCGGTAATCACGGAAGTTCCGGTACTCTTCCCGGGTTCGGGTGCGATTAGTATTACATGGCCAGTAGCTATCGGTAGCACCGGACTAATCGTGTTTTCGGAAGCTTCTATCGATAAATGGCTTAGCAGGGGTGGAGAAGTAGATCCTAACGATGATAGGCACCACACGCTTAGCGATGCAATATTTATCCCGGGGCTACGACCCTTTTCGGATCCGGTGGAAGGTGTGCATAGTACTGCGATGGTTATTCAAGCTCCGTTGATACATGCTGGGGGTACGGAGTCGTTGGCTCTGAAATCGGATGTAGATGAATTACGTACAAGGTTTAATGCTCATATAGGATTATCTGCAGGCGGATTTGGGCATACCCTAACTGCATCTGTACCTGCAGGTACTATGGTCGGTACTTCGGTCCTGAAAGGTTCGTAAATGGCTAACCCTATTATACAAAGCACACAAGTAGGACCGGGAACCGGCACGGCAGGTCAAGGTCGTAACGATCTGCTTACTGGCGTGGTTGTAAATCTTTCCGATACCCATCCTTCGAACGCGGGCGCGTCTTATGTTTGGATATTTATAGATAAACCAATAGGTTCTGCGGCAGTTTTATCAAACGCTAATACTTCTACCCCTAGTTTCACACCAGACACCGAAGGATCTTATTGGATTAAATGTACGGTTTCAGGTAGTGCCACAGGCGAATCAAATGAGATTCTAGCAGTACCTCTTGCTAATACAGGTTCTCGTATTCCTGCTTTTAATGAAGAAACACAATACGATGGCAACGGGAATACAAAAGGGTGGCACGAAGCACAAGATGATTTCATGCGCGCCGTTGATTCGGCTTTGGGTGGAGGGGGTGCGACAGAAGCGTTAGGTACGACCGGGACCGATGTAACTGTAGGTACAGCAGCACCACCATCGACAGGACAAGTTCTTACAGCTACATCAGCTACTGCCGCTAACTGGCAAACACCTTCTAATATTCCCGGCGGGTCTGCAGGCGGAGATCTTGGGGGGACTTACCCTAACCCAACTGTTGAAGCATTGGGAACTAGCGGTAGTCCTGTTAACGTAGGTAGTGCTGCGCCACCATCGACGGGACAAGTTCTTGTAGCTACATCTGCTACCACAGCTACATGGCAATCAGCTAGTCAAGTATCATCGGGGGGATGGTGGAGTCAACCTGTTTCTCCTGGGGCTATTGACGATGAGTTTACTGCAGACACTAGTGGTAACTGGAGTTTTAGCCCTTCCCTTTCCGGTTCCGCGATAGATCCATATGCCACCATTAGTGTTAATCCACGAGTTTCTTGGAATACCAGAAGATCGTCCCATCTAGCTTTTCAGACAGCGGACGCTACAGACTGTAAGATGTATAGATCTATTACTCTGGATACCGACTGTTTCATCTGGTTTAGATGTGCTGCAGGATGGCAAGACGGGACTGCAGTCGGTGCTACAACGCAAAACAGCGTGACAATGTATTTATCTGAGGATTCCGGTCTTTTTATTAATCACTACGTATCTATTAGTCCTTTTACCGTAGCTTCCGGTGGAACGTCGCATGTCGGATTGTTCGGCAAGAAAGATTCGGGCGGTACAAACAGTAATATCGGCGATACTATTGGTTCCACGAACCACCCACACCCTATCGAATTTGCTGGCTTACAAAAAATAGGTTCGGTTTTTCATGGGTGGGTAGCGAATAGTGCCGGATCTTGGTTGTATCTAAGTAGTTTCACTTATAGCGGTAATACTTTAGATACCATAGGATTTAATTTTTATGGGGACGGAGAAACACCGGGATCTCACGTGTTCTTTATGGATTTTGTTAGATATCAATCCGGTATTGTGGCGCCGTTCTAATGGGCTGGGGGACAGGCATATGGGGCGGAAGCGGATGGGGAAGCGGGACGCTTTCTTCTGAAGAAGAAGAAGCAGCAGAAGAAATTACCGGATCGGTTATATTCACAACGGTTCGTCAAGAAAGCGGAGATAAGATCGACTTTCTTCTCGATGACAACGGGGATTTAGTTCTTACATCAGATTTAGTTTTTTCTATCGGGATTAATGCCGTCGCACAAGGTATCAGAATCCGTATCCAGACTTTCCGGGGGGAGTGGTTCCTAGACCTGGATCATGGCGTTCCTTACTACCAAGATTTGCTAGGACATAAATACAACGAGATTAAAGCGCGAGCAGCTTTTCGCGATGCAATATTATCATCTCCAGGAGTTGATGATTTATTGTCTTTGGAAGTAGAGTTTAATAATCAAACTCGCGAACTTACCGTAGAATGGGAAGTTCAAACCTCATTCGGTATCATCGAAGAAACTTTGGTGTTGGAGACGTAAATGCCTTACGGACTACTTAGTACAGGTTTCGTGCCGAAGACTCTTGAAGTGATTCGAGAGGAAATTAACGACGCACTTCAAACCGCTTACGGACCGTCTATCGATGTTACGGACGGTTCCGCATTAGGGCAGTTTGTCGGAATCATGGCGGAAAAGTACGCGGAACTTTGGGAACTAGCGGAAGCGGTTTTTACTTCCCAGGATCCCGACGAAGCTACCGGTTCGGCACTAGATGCTCTTGCTGCTCTTACCGGTACTACCCGGGATGCTGCTACCCCATCCGAAGTGACGCTAACCCTAACGGGCGTTCCTACTACGGTCGTTAATGCTGATAGTCGCGCATCGGTTATCACTACGGAATCCGAGTTTAAAACGCTCGCTAATGCGACTATTACCGCTCTTACTGCCTGGACAATAAGCACCCCGTACGTTATCGGTGATAGACGCACAAACGCATCCCGCACTTATATCGTAACGGTTGCGGGTACTTCCGCAGCATCCGGTGGACCTAGTACAACAGACGATGCAATCGTAGATGGTACGGTTACATGGCGCTACATGGGCGAGGGTACGGGCGCGGTAGATGTGGAAGCGGAAGCAGTAGAAACCGGACCTACCGTAGCGGTATCAGGTAGTATCACCGAGATCGAAACCCCGGTTTCCGGTTGGCAATCGGTTATCAATCTACTCGATGCGGATCTAGGTTCGGACGTGGAAACCGATGAAGCACTTCGGGTTAAGCGCGAGCTAGAGCTAGAAGGTCCGGGAACCTCTACCGTTAACGCCATTCGCGCGGCAATCCTGGATGTAGAAGGTGTAACCTCTGTAACGGTATTTGAAAACGATACCGATGTTACGGTCGATACCATCCCGCCCCATGCTGTGGAAGCATTGGTTCGTGGCGGAGATGATCAGGATATCTGGGATGCTCTTTTAAACTCGGTCGCGGCAGGTATCGCGACTTTCGGTAATACCCCAGGAACTTCTACGGATGACAACGGCATAGATCACACGATGAAATTTACCCGTCCTACGGAGATTGATATCTATGTTGATATCTTCGTAACGAAGGACCCGGATGTTTATCCGGTGGACGGAGATGCTCAAATTAAAGCGGCAATCGTAGCTTGGGGCGATCTGCAGGAAACCGGGAAGAATGCAGTAGCATCCGGCATTAGCGCGCAAGCATTTACAGTTCCGGGTGTCCTGGATGTAACGCTGGTGGAGATCGGTACCGCGCCTAGTCCTACTATGAGCGTTACTATTCCTATCGCTATTAGAGAATTGGCGGTTTATGACACTTCACGTATTACCGTAACCTCGGTAAACGGAACTCCGTAGTATGGCGATTACTCAGATTACAAACCATGTTGCTCGGGCGCGTGCGCGCCTGAAGGAACAATTCAAGGATAAGGTTAAATATAATACCTTCCTTGATACGTTTAGTAATCCATCGCAATCATTAGAAGATGCGCTTTGGCAGCTTCTTACCGAACGCGCTATCGATACCGCTATCGGTTCTCAACTCGATAACATCGGGGCTATCGTAGGAGAAGCGCGCGGAGGCGCATCGGATGCGGATTATCGCCCGCGTTTGCGTGCGCGTATCGCTGCGAATCGTTCTAACGGAACGGTTCGTGATCTGAATAAAGTAACTAGACTAATCCTTAATGACGGTACTATTAGTTTTCAGGTTTTACAACAACCTACCGCCGCTGTTGTAATGGATGTCGATGATGTTTTAACAGATACTCTATCCGACACTCTAATCTCGTTTCTTCGAGACACTAAATCAGGCGGAGTTCGTATTCTTTTGGAATATTGGACAAATGCCGAACCGTTTAAGACCGCTATTTTTACCCCTTTGAACGGGGCACACAGCATCGGTAATACTACCGTGACGGTAGATTCCACGGCGGATTTTCCATCGAGCGGAAGTATCGAAATTGATAGAGGTTTAGCTACTTTTGAGACTAAAGCGTACACCGGTAAAACCGCTACTACCTTTACCGGGGTAACCGCTTTGACACAAAACCATGCGGATAATTCTGCTGTACAATTAGCTAGAAGCGAAGATTATGGATGGGGAGACGATTCAGCAGCAGGGGGCGGTAACCTAGCAACCGTAAAGGAATAGTATGAGCGCTAAACCTACAAGTTTACCTAGATGGGCTGATGTTGGCGGAGATATCGTAGAACCTACCTCCGGCAAAAAGAACGTTGGTTGGGTATCTGATGAAGAACCACCCGCCCAGTACATGAACTGGTTACAGAACCTTAATTATCTCTGGACTCAATATCTTAGTGACGGCGTTTTCGATGGAGATCATCAGTTTCTAGATAACGTAGATATTGATGGAAACCTAAATGTAGACGGTAACCTTACCATCGGTGGATCTTTTAACGTTACTTCACTTGGACTACTAGAAGATCCTGGTAACGGAACTAACAAGGTAATTCTAGATGCTCCGGCTGCATTAGCTGCGGATTACGCGCTTGTTTTTCCCAGCGGTAACCCTGCGAAAAAAGGTGTCTGGAGAGTTAGCTCTTCTGGAGTTATTACGTTTGAAACTACTTTCAACATCATTGTCTCGGTTAAAGCAGGCGGTAATGGTGTTGGTACTAGCTGGACTTACGATCCGCACGGACAACTAGCCAGCGTTGCTGTTGTTAGCGGAGATACTTATTTTGTTCCGATCGAAGGTCTGCAATTCGGTTGGAGAATTCTCGGTTTTCGCTTCATTGCTAGTGGTGTTAATAGTTCTAACAATGTTCAGGTAGAGTTACAAGAAGCGGACAGCAGTGTTTTAGGCGGGTTTGCAACTCTTACTGGTGGTAGTGCTACCGCTACAGGGGCAGGAGGTTCTGCCGTAACTCAAACCGCTACACTTAGCACACCTAACACTGTGACACAAGACAGAAATCTACTTTTTAAAGTCACTGCTGATGGAGCAGGAAACAGCACTAGAGCCTTATATTATTTAGAGTTATCTATGGATTATGGCGCTTAATCTACATGAACAAAAAAGAAAAGAGGCTCGCGCAAAAAGCAGCGATTACCGGAGCGGCATTGGCAATACTTTGTCACTTCCTGCCGGTCAAATATCAGGCATTATGCGGGGCGGTAGTGAAGTTCGGGACAGTAACGTGCGGAGGTTCGGTGTAACTATGAAATCTATTCTTATCTTCCTTTCTTTCTTTTCTGCTTCATTTTTAGGTATGGGTTATGCTCTTGCCGCGACCGATGAAACCGCTATCGTAGATTTCGCGAAACCGGTCTTCGATGCGGTAATGAAAGGACAGTTCGCGCTAGCGGGCGCTTTAATGTTAGTCCTTCTAGTCGCTTTCATGCGGAGATACGGTTCGAAGAAGTTCCCGTTCTTCAAAACCGATACTGGCGGTACTCTCCTTACCTTTCTCGGTTCGCTCGGTGGCGCGGTATCTACGGCGCTTCTAGCAGGTGCGGGACTATCGTTTAGTGTGATGACTACCGCTATCGGGGTAGCAGCTACGGCATCAGGCGGTTACACCATGATTAAACGTCTTATTATTCCGCTGCTTAAGATGTTCGTGAATAAACTTCCTGCGAAATTCCAGAAACCTTTCGGGTTGATACTCTGGATTTTCGAGAGTCCTAAGGTTGCTGCTGCTGAGAAAGCCGGAGAAAAAGCTGTTGCGGAGAAGCCCTCTCAAGGGTTAGGATCTCCGCATGAGCTACCGTAACAATATAATCGCGGTTTCAGTAGCGGCCTTCCTAGCTTTCCCCTCCTTTCCTGGGATTGCCGCTGCTGATTCCGCACCTGAATTTGAAACCCCTAAACACGTTAAAACACCGTTTAGACTCATATCAGACGGAGGAACCGACATTAGGTTACCTCCGTCTTATATTTTAACGGAACCTACGTATAAGTATCTTGACCTTCGTCTTAAAACTCTAGAAGATAATGAGACTAGACTAACCGCTGAGAATAAAGAGTTAAAAGAAGGTGCCACTAAAAAACACTGGATCTACTTAGGAACTATCTTCGTAGCAGGTGTTTTAGTAGGCGGATATATGGTCCATAAATTCTGAGGTTACATGAGTAAAGAATGTACGAAGTGTAAGCAGACTCTACCTTTAACCAATTTTCATAAAACTAGTAATCACGGTAGACCGGGATTAAAAGCTCAGTGCAAGTCTTGTAGAAAACTAGGTGATAGGCGGTATCGAGAAGTAGAACCGAACGAACAAGGTTCCTTCCCTGCCGTTCCCCCGGGATTCCATGTCAAAGGAATCTCCACACTTACCGATGAAAAAGGCGGGATCAAGGGGCAATGGGTAAAGACCTTCCAATCGCCCGAAGACCGCACCGAGAAACTCCTAGAAGCGGTTCGAGAGCTTGCGGATGAATGGCCTAAACGCCCGAAAACCGCAGGACCGAAAACCACCAAAGAAGACCTGCTCGCGGTCTATCCTATGGGCGATCCGCACCTGGGAATGTTTTCCTGGGCGCTAGAAACCGGGGTTAACTTCGATCTGAAGGTCGCAGAATCCGATCTTTACGATGCCGTAGATAAACTCGTAGGTTTAGCCGCACCTGCGGAGAAAGCTCTCATTATTAATCTCGGAGATTTCTTCCACACCGATAATACTACTAATCGTACTAATCGCTCTGGTAACGCACTAGATGTAGATAGTCGCTGGGCGAAAGTTCTAGGTGTTGGTTTGCGGGTCATGAGGCGAGCGATCGATCGCGCCTTAGAAAAACACCAGCATGTTACCGTGATTAACGAGATCGGAAATCACGACGAACATACTTCCGTTATGCTCGGTTTAGCTTTGCAGCAATACTACGAAGATGAACCGCGAGTTTCTATCGACACTAGTCCGAACAAATTTCACTGGTATCGATTCGAAAAAAACTTGATAGGCGTGACGCACGGTGATACTGTGAAGCTCGATAATCTACCGGGCATCATGGCAGTCGATAGGCAGAAGGATTGGGGAGAAGCGGATTACAAGTTCTGGTATACAGGACATGTACACCACGATAGCGCTAAAGAGATTTCGGGATGTCTTATTGAAACCTTCCGAACCTTAGCGCCCCGAGATGCCTGGCATAACGGACAGGGTTATCGCTCCGGTCGTGATATGAAGTGTGATATTCTTCATAAAGACTACGGACGAATTTGCAGACATATCGTAGGTATCCCGCAAATCTATTCTGAAAGGAAAAAGAAGAAGTGAAATCGAAGGATCTAAA